AAATCTATAAAAGCTATCTGTTTTATACTTGTTTTTCCGATCCCATTCCATAAAATTCGTTTCCTGTCAATAAAAATACAAACTCGCCAGTCTTGCCGTTCTATTAATTCTCTTCATTCATCTTGCAAGTAAAAAATATTGCATTAATGGCAATTTTTTAAGAAGATTGGTTTTTGTTTCAAAATTGGCTCCTTATAACTAATTAATATAATTTTCTTTTTGTATGTCGTTTTAGAATTGATATCTTTGCTATTATCTTCAAAGTCTGAGCAAACGATATATAGGATATTGGACAGCAATGATGTGCCAAGACGTCCCAAGGTTAGAGGTGTAAGAAAAATATTTGTCACGATAGAGGAGGATGTAGCTGCTATCTTAGATAAGGAGCAATCGGTATCATTATATGTCAATGAGGCTATAAGATTCTATCACAGTAACCGGCATTAATTGCCGGTTATTTTTTTATTAAAACTATATTTAAAATCACGTTTTGAATCGTGTTGTTTAGATAAATTAAAGTCATATCATTTCGCAATACCCTAAAAATACCCATGAGAAAAAAAATCTTAAAAATATACCAATACTTTTTGTATAACACCCGATGTTTTTTTATTAAAGCTTTGATATATCTTAAAAATATACCAATTATATATTATATTTTTTCGACACATAATAAGCCAAGGAGGCGACAGAATAAATTGCAGCGCAATCATCTGAACCATTATAATCCAATATCCCATCCATAAACTCATTGTATTGCGGGATCTCATCATAGTCTGCACGAAACATCACATTATTTTTGATAAAATCCAGAAAAGCAGATACCCTAGCATCTGTTCCCATATTTTTATGCATAATTCTGACATCATATCTATCCCTTAAGCCCCGTGCTATGGGGAAATAATTTTTCTCACTTTCAAACAACACTTCCACAGGAGATATGCCCTCTAAAAATGACAGGAGAACAGTCTCATCAAATGATCCTGTATATGTCACATTATCTATATATATTCCCTCATTTACATAGCACGAAACGATAATGAACTTTCCGGCATATTCGGGAAGAACATATACAAGTCTTGTCCCCTGAATATTTTTAGACATATCAAAATATCTCATATCTTTATTTTCCTGTTTAATTTTACTTCGTTTCCTTTTCAAAGAGAAACGAGTATATTCATCCTTGAATACCCATACAGTAATATATCGCAGACAATCCACCAAGTGACCGTATCTCTCATAAGACTGTCCTGTAATCTTATCCTTTACTCTTTTTTTCAGCACCCCTCCATTAACGTCCTTCTTGGCATTGTTATAATCGACTATCGAGTTTTTACATCCATCATCTACCGAAAATGACATACCCGAGCCTCCATCGAGCATGTAGTTTACAAATTCACCTGACATCGGTACGGACGGGTTAGAAGCCGGTATCCTCTCCTCAACATGGTAATCGCTTTCCAGCCCTTCCACGAACTTATCAAGAAACGATCTCTTCTCTTCGTCTATAGTGTTCCCGTTTTTTGTCGAAGCATCTCCGTACAGATACAGCATATCATTATACCTTATTGATTTCAGGTAATCTACCGCCATTTTTGAAGCCTGTGTTACCGTGTTGAACGGATCACTGGCGCATATCTCGTTAAACTGCCTTATACTACTTCCATCCACCTGGAAAAATGATATTGAAATATAAGGGAGCACATTGTTATCAATTGATATATGAACCGGCATCCCTTTAATGTAGTGTGTCGTTTTTATGTGTTTGTTTGAATCAAATGCATACAGGAACTCTCCTCCTGTCTTAATGCTTCCCCATTCTCCCAATGCGTATACCCTGTAGTAATTATAATCATGATCCTTGTACCATTGGTAATTAGATATCGTCTGTCTGTCATAGTATCCATACTTCCCGTCCGGAGAACCTACTACCCAGAAGTTGTTCTTATACGAAGAATGCAGCTCTACCGTATCCGATGGATATCTTTCCATTTTTCCCGTACGCTCATTAGCTATCATTCTAGATTTATTATATCTCTTTCCTAATATCCGGCTATAATCCTTAGGTAATAAACTCCTTTTTATCGGATATCTTACTTTCCCGTACAAATCATTCGGATGCTCATCCCACTCGTATGTATCAAGGATCTTGGTTTTTATCCACGAGTCCTCTGATACTGGATTAAAGTTGCATATAATCTGTAGGCCCTCCTTTCCTCGTAGGCGGAAACGTATTTGTGTGAAATCCTCATATTCAAACTCAGTGGCCTCTTCCATCACTATCCAGCGATATCCTGTGATAGACTTTATCTTCTCGGGATCGTCCAATCCTGTAAAATCGATTTTGCAACCATTTATACAGGTTATATTATTTTCCTTTGGAGCGAAAAACTGACTCAATTGAAGAGCTTTCATTTGGGTCTTAAACTCTTCATATACCGTATTCTTAAGACTGGCTCCAACTTTTCTCACAACGAGAGCCGAACCCTCTCCGGAGAATACAGACAACAACACGGATTGTGTCGTAGATACAGATTTCCCTGATGAGGAACCACCTCTGTTTATAATATACCGGATATCCTTGTCATGCATCGCCTCACGGATATGCCAAAACAGGGGATTAAACAATTTATACGAGAACACCATCTCTATCATTGCTCGTCCCCAATTATCATGCGCACATTGGTACTGACATCACTTTTTACTGGAGCATCCCATCCAAGCATCTTGCTTATCTGTGTAATGGCGGCTATTTTGCTATATAGCCGTATCTCTACTCCATATTGAGTATTCTTAATCGATTGGATGCAACATCGGACTGGTTTTGGTATATCATCAAGAGAACGGACAATAAACGTATCTTTACTTTTTAATTGAAGATCTATAGGGTCTACATTTACCACATTTGTAAGAAAACGCAATGCATCTTCCTTCTTCATGTCAGACTTTTTTAAGATATCAGCCTGCAATTCATTTACACGGGATGCGACAGATGGATTTCTCAGCAATTCAAATGCACGCTTACTAACGACCCCATCCTTCCATCCAATACTATTAGGGTAAGCTTTCCGATATGCATCTGTAGCATTACCTGTTTCTATATAATAATGACAGAAATTTTCTCTATTTGCTACGAGTTTTTTTCCCATAAAAGTCTTTTCGTCCGAAGAACGTACCGTGCTCCTTTACACGGAAACATTATAATTCAAAGTTACAAAAAATCTGAATAAAAACAAAACTTGTCATTTAATTCATTTTCTTAAAAGTTCTTTATCATGTAAACCGTGATCACAAGCTGTCTTATAAGCTCGATCCCGTAGTTCGTTCAAATTAATATTATTCATTGTCTATTTTTTTATAATCCTTACATCCATTACGATAAAAACCACCATCATATAAATCACTGTAACCATGGTTCACTTTAAACCGAAGAGGATGGTTTAGCGCACAAAGATCACTATAGTGCTGTTTAGCTGATTCTTCAATTACTTTCTCCATCTCATCATCATCTAATACCCTTTCGTCCGGTTTAAAATTCTTGCATGTATCACAGTAACGGATAGGTTTACGTTCTCCTTTTTTCCCTGAAGGCTTTTTAAACCCTTTTAGCCAACAGCTTTCGTCTTTGATAGGGCAACATCTACAGTAATCATCAATATCGTAAAATTGACAGTAACCGTCACAGAACCATTCTCGAAACTCTGTAAGCATTTTCTCTTTTATAAGTTCTTCCTTCATTTCCTTATTCCTAATTTAATTTCTTCATCCTTGATTATTTTCCCAATCTTATCGGCTTCCTCATATCGTTCCTCCCTTATCAACTTTCTTTGCAGCTCCGAGAGCTGGTTAAGGAAAACAATATCGTTACGATCTGACACACGACGGACATATCTTTCTATATCATCCAGCTTATTCTCCATGCGTATATGCCACTTGCTTACCAAAATTAAAGTAAATGCTAGAGCACAAACATTTAATGAGGCAAGGATGAATTTAAATATTGATTCTGCTATTTCCATAATCATATAAGTTTTAATGCTTCCTGTAAACCTGCTTCAAGTGCTTCCTCGTAGCTATCCCATTCCTCTCCATCATTTGTTCCTTTATAAACAGAACTAGCCATATGAGTTCCATTGTCAGCTTTAGATATTTCGTATCCATAGCCACAAGCACAGTTGTATATACATATATGAATGTTCTTAGTTTCACGAAGCCACTTCTGGGCGATGGATTGTATTGGACAAGAATAGAATAATTTAGGTAAATCCTTACTAGTTCTAAATATGGTTTCCATCATCAAGCCTTTATCGTTAATGATATATTTGCAATACTCATTAAAGCCTTTCTCTTTCAGCAGTTTCGCTGTTTCTAATGTTACAAGTTCTTCGGTCATAATTTTATTCTCCTTTCAATTTCTTTATTAGCGCATCAGCGAAACCAAGGCTCCATTCTACTGTCATATTTAAACTAGCATTCATTACCTGTTCATGTGAATTGCTGCAAAATCCTTGCATGGCAGCTTTCGCTAGTTCATATCGCCTCTGTTCCCAGTCGATAGCTGAAAAATCAAGTTCGCATTCTCTGTAAACCATGTTATCACACACATATAAATAATCTTTGCTATGTTGAGAGTTGATATTTACTTTGGGAGTTACATCTACCAAAACTCCTGTTGATTTTATTCTTGCTTTCATATTTAAAATTCTGATTTAATAATAGTACCAAATGAACGATACCTACGCCAAACCATATTTCCACGTTGAATACTAGTAATCCAATCACAAGCCTTAAAAACTTGTCCTACATTATATAGGAATGGTCTTTTTTGAATTTTTCTTTTTATTCTTGCTTTCATATTTAATCGAAATACATTACTTTCTTACCTATACATACTTTGAACCTTGAAAGACATTCGCTATGTTGTGTGATATGGTTAGGATTATATTTGTTAACAAAACATCCAGTACGTTTATGGTATCTGACACAAGCATTTTCAGGAGATTTAGCCAATATTTCTTTCTCATCGCTAAAACTAAAAAATAAACTATCTCTATATGATACCTTATACCACTTTACTTGGCTTCTTATCTTTTTAAAATACTTTGCTTTCATTATTCCTCCTTTATTTTAAAGTGTTCAATCAGTTCGTCTACGGTGGCCTTGTGAATGGTATCCGTATTGACATCAATATGATAGTAGACCCAATAGGTAGAGAACTTGATTTTAGGACACAGAATCCACTTATCCCCATCGGTAAACCATTGGTACTTGTCTGTATCATCCCTTAATGCAGCGATAGCTAGGAAAAGTTCTTCATTCGTTCCGCAATCAACACTTCCACGTTTTTTCAAAGGATGCCCATTTCTTATCACATGATTCTTTTGGGATAGTAAAAAGAATATTCCATTATTACACATAATAAAATCATACTTGTTATCATCATCTGCATAATATTTAGGCTTACCATGTGAATACCCCAATTCTTCCAGCCCTCTCCGAAGTTCCTGTGTATTTTTGCGTATAAAACACGGTGTTGTAAATCCCATAGTTATTCCTCCTTCCCAACTTTAACATATCCGTTTTCGATGCACCAGCACAGCATTTCATAGGCTGCATCAATGAGTTCTTTACTCTCTGTAATCTTATAAGGTTCCATATACAAGCATGTATAGCTATCTGCAAGTTTTTGGATGGTTAGCACTTCTTTGCCGATGAAGCAAGGCAGCTTATCGAGAATATCCTGCAAGGTAAAAACTCCACACTCTTTTTTAAAGGAATGATCATAACTACTGCTTTCAACATAATATAGATTGAAATAGACATCGTACAAATGGTGTTTAATTGCTTTTTCAGCATCTTCCCATAATAACGTGCAACCATCATCATCGGTGGCAATTAATACCATACTTGCATCACTTGTATTTACTCCAAGATCCTTCAAATGTTTCATTTGCTCGAATGACAATACCTGTTTCATTTCTTTTCCTCCTTCGTTTTAATCTCCGTTACTTTCCCACGACTGACAAAGCACTGACCTATTCCCAAATCGAGTAAGGCACAATAGTTATCGTCTAAAAGATTAGAGCATTCCTGGCATAAGGAACATTCATTACAAAATCCTTCTGATGATTCATGCAGCACCCCGTCTATTATTATTCCGTTCTTTACTTCCATACCGTTCATTCATTAGAAGTTACACCCAAACACAATACTTTGTCAGAAACGCCTATATCGTCAAACTCCAAAGTTAAATACTCTGTATCGTAAGGATAAGGGTATCTGCAATTTTTCAATTCTTCATCCGTCAATTTGCGTCTGACACGCATCTCGATTTCAAAATCATCGGGAAGGTTCTCTATGATTTTTCTAAGTTGTCCTACGTTCTTTATTTCCATAATCAATCTCCTTTCTCTTTAATTCGTTCCAGTACATCCCTGTTGGATTCGAGTATCTCGTCAAAAGTTATTGTAGGTGTATTTGCAGATGTAAATGTATTTTCGGAATTGTTATTTCCGCAATACAAACACATTCGTGTAAAAGGTGAATATACCCTTCCACACTTCGGACAAATCCAACCTTGCTGTCCGAACATTCCATTAAAGTTTACTTCATTCATAATTACTCGGTTATTGGTTTATCAATCGGCATCCAGTGGGTTATATCCTTATCTTCAATCCAACCATTGGAGAGTGCCCACATGCCTTTGTTATATCCTTTATCTTTCCGCAGCCATCCTATGACATAATGCCGGATGGGGTTATTATCATAAAGAAGAACTTCCTTGTTAGGCTCCGGCAACCGCTCCTTAACACTTATCCAAGGAGATTGCTTGGATTGCCATTCGGCACCTTGAACGAAATTCATCTCTCCAAACTTTGCCAAATCTTTACCAAACAAAGTTCTGTCAACTGTCCTGTGATTAAACAGGATATTTTCCCTTGCTGCTTCTTCTACTGTCTGTTTCATATCTCTCCTTTCCACCTATCCTAGCAGCATATACATTGCTATTAGGAATAGATAATAAATTGTTGTTTTACTCATTTCTATATCGTTATTCGTTAATTACCAGTCTCCACCATCATTTGGAATATCTATAGTATCTATTGAATTGTTATAATTACTGCCACCAAATTTTTCAAATTCTGGTTCGGGATTATCTTCTGTATCTCCGTGCATCATTACGTGAAGTGAACCACTGGCTGAATACAGCCAAAGACGCTTACCATCCTTTTCCCACTTTTTTGCAAGTCGTTTCAGAGAGTCAATCAACTTACATTCTTCGGGAGTACATTCTATCCCAGCTTCTGTTTTATATTTGCTCATATTTTATACTTTTTATAGTGTTTACAATATTTAGGCGTTTTCCTAGCCGTTATTCTCTTCTGTAAAGCCATGCAATACATAAACGGACAAATACCTTGATAGTGAATACATTCACTACAATGTGCTCCTAAATTCATTATTTTTGCCATAACAATTACTCCTTTACTAGTTCTATCATAACGTTCATAAGACAAGCATATAAGTTCACATTCGACATGGTTCCATCTTTCTTCACCTTGCCAAACAATGGCTCAATGTCATCAAGAAAATTAATTCTATAATCCCTGACATAAGCGTATTGTTTTCTTTCGGGGACAGTAACACTTTCTAAGTTATCTAATTTTGTATATGTAGATGCAGGAGTGGTAATACACACCTTGCTTCCGATAGGATACTTCACATTGGATTCAATGTATTCCTTTTCCAACTGAATTTTCTGATTCTTCAATTCCCTTATTTTTGAATCAATATCATTTTTCTTTGTCTGAAATTCTTCTTTGTTCATTTTTACTTTTTTTGAGGGTTATTTTATCACATCTGTTAATCGGTGTTTTTACTTCTTTCCCAAACCACGAACACCAATAATATGGCTGAAATAAATTGGGTGAATGCGTGCAATATTTACATCTTTCACACAGGTGGATTCCATTCATTTCTGTTCCTGTTTTGAGCTTTTCAGACTACATCATTAATACTAATTTCTCCTTTCAATACTCGTTCTACCTGCCGGTCAAGTAATTCTTGAAATTCTATTTGGCATATAAGAGAACAATCCGGTATAATCTCTTCTACTGGGTCTCCCCGCCACGTTGGTAGTTCATCAAGGAAGATACGACCGTCTTTATCCTTTAGGCAGGTAGCTCCAACATCACGCTCAATCTGCGCCATTTGAGCAAATACTTCCGGGAAGTCCTTCCGTATCTTGTTCCAGTATCCCATTCCCCCTTTCACGCAACCGATGCAGTTGTTGTTATTGTAGCCCATCTTGTACATGGCCGGAATTTCAATACCAGCTTTCCAAAGCATTCCCATCGCATCCGGCTTCGTAATCTGCTTTTCAATTAGCGGAAACAGTGGCTTTGTGTTTGGGTACTGCTGTTTTAATCGGATGGCTCGGTTTATCTCTTTAGGGTCGTAATCAAAGCCCCAAACTTGACCGTCCCAAGAACCAAGTTCCTTCTCCAGCTTGTAACGGACTTGTTTCTTTAGTTCGAATGTGCAAGCTGCACCAGTAGGACCATTGATGTACCGTTTTTTAATCAGTACATCTTTTACGTTGAAAAACTTATCGCTGCGAATGGTATGAATTGGCTGCCCGTTCCATCTCTCGCAATCTGAGATAAATCGGACATTATCTGGATGCCCAGAACCTGTTTCGATGTAGTAAATCTGCACATCATCATACAGACTTAGTGCTATCTTACAAGCTACTGCGGATGTTACACCGCAAGAAAACCATGCTATTATCATTTGATTCCTTTCTTTCTTCCAGTGAACTACCTACGGTTTCGGGATAAACCTCATACATGCCGATGCTTTTCCCTATTTCTATATCATTTAAATTCGGGATGATAGCATATCTATCCTCTTCAATCTTAACAAGAGAGCCATATAACCATTCTTCACCGTATATGCTCTTACCTCTGAATTTTATTTCACGATTCATTTTATTTGCTAAAAATGCCATAAATATTCCTTTCATATCCTTATTAGTTAATTAATATCGCTCCCTACAAATGCCGCTATGGCATCAAATTCATCATTTGTATACTCATAGCCGTTAATGATTATAATTTCATTCATTTCTATATCGTTTTGAATTATTTTTTTATAACTACCGCCATTGTACTAATAGAAGTGCCACTCTCTTTAAACTCGCCTGCGCTGATTTCAAACACTTCTCCATGTACTTCTTTCAGCCAGTTGCGGAAATCAATACATTTCTTTTCCGAAGCAAATTTCCAGTGTTGGCTGGTTATTGCCGCAAGGGTTCCACCCTCTTCCAATCGATCATACATAAGCCTGACATGCTCTATATCCTGATTACTGGAAAACGGAGGATTTGCAATAATCTTAGTGTAACTACCTACACTGTCTTTGGTAAAGTCTTCATCAAGCAATATTACGTTGTTAAGGGTATGAAGAAATTCTCTGTTTTCCGGCATCAGCTCATAACATTCAACCATTACAGAAGGACAAGCCCGGTGGATTGCTTTTATAAGGGCGCCACGCCCGGCACTCGGCTCCAGTACCGTATCATCTTCATGTATCCCTCCGGCAAGCATAACCAGCCAGTCAGCAACATCGGCCGGAGTTTCAAAAAACTGGTAATCCTGCTGTAGGTTGCACCGTTTACCCTCTTTCAGCATGGAAAACACACGCTCCGGATTAAACGGGAATGTGAAACCCTGTATCTTCCCACCTTGCCATGAGCCGCCAGCTTCTTCTATCCACTTCTTTGCTTCGGCATAAGATTTTTTATTGAATTGAACTTGAGGAAGTTTGAGGATATTGTTCTCAAGAGTACAATGTTTCAGTATTTCTTCTACATTCCATTTTTTACCTTCGTCAGCCTGTTTCTTCTTTTCCCCAACCGGGGCGTCAGGTGCTAACAGTGAGGAAATTTTTTGAACAACCGTATTGCTCGCATTCACGAAGGTATTGACACAGGATAGCGCTTCGATCAAGAAATCGGTGTCAACATGCCCGGTATCGTCATAGATGTCTATCCCTTCGGTCATGGATGACAGTTCATTGAGCTGCGCAACACTACCATGTAACGTTTCGATTAAAATCTTTTTTTTGTTCGTCATAACTTTTCTGCAAATAAATTCTTGTTGTGTCTACACTCCCATGACCTAAAAGGTCAGCCAGTTGAATAACATCTTTGTTTTTTTTCAGGAACATTTTAGCGAAAAAATGACGAAAGGCGTGGGCGTGCATCTTCCTTGAATCAATACCGCAATGTTTTCCCCATGCTTTCAAGTGCTGGGAAAAGCCCCGCTGTGTGATCGGACCGAATCTCCCTACTGCGAAAATCCCGGTCTTACCATGTTCCTTAGCATAAGCCTTCGCTTCTTGCTGCAATTGCTTTTGAAAGAAAAAACGTCTGTACTTGTTACCTTTACCTTTCAATGTAACCTCACCACTAATTATATCCTCCCATGTAAATCGTTGAAATTCCGACAGACGGGCGCCCGTTGTACCCAAAACCTTAATAAAGAAATAGTAATCCTTATTGTTTTTTGCCTTGAGATATTCCAACAGCCGGTTATATTCCTCCTCGGTCGGCACATTGTTCACATCAAGTTTGCGCTTTATTTTGGGGCGCTTCAGTTCTATAGGCTTCTTCAGCCATTTAGAGAATCTTTCGATTGCTGTAATCCGCAAACGGATGGTAGCGGGAGATAATTTTTCTTCTTCAAGACTTTTTATAAACCTCCTGCAATTATCCATGTTTACCTCATTGGCGTATTCGAAATACTTCTTCATGGATGTGTAATATATATCAACTGTATGAGAAGAGTAATCATTGTTATCAGTCAACCATATTATGAAATCATGGAGTAGTTTCTTATTTTTCTCTGAAATGACGTCAAGCTTTTCCAAAGGTTTCACCGCCTTTTCCCTTTTTCCATATCCGATGTTGAGATAGGATAATAGATCGCATATCGCTGAACACATTAGCGAATGACGCACCATGACATCTGCATTTTCACGCTTGTAATTCAAATAACCACGGCGGTTCACTTCTTTGGTCATCTCTAAAAAATCCGTGACATGCTTGATATATTTCCCGACAGTATCATAAGTCCTTCCTGTCGTGTATATGTAAGAAATATAATCAGTTAATATCTTCTGCCTGTCATTATTCATAATCTTGTTTAATTAAATTATACCAATCATTGCTATCTTCAAAAAAACATCTGTATCCATTAGCCGTATGTTTGCCTCTCACTTTCCGACATATAGCACTGATCAGAGAAGGAGCCACGCCAATCATCTTACCAGCCATTTGTATCGAAGGGAATACTCCACATAATTTCTCATCCTTTATCAAAACAACGCTCTTTTTATTCATACCTGCTCCGGTCTTATGCCAAGCCCCACGTCCTTTAGACAGATTTTTTATACTTCTGGCTTTGGACCGTTTTGAATGATAAACCATTTTACGACCCTTGTTGTGAGAAACACAACCTTTTAAAAATCGTCCGGTAATAAAGTCTCTCTCAAATCGCTCAGGCGGTATATATAATTCACTCATATCTGTTCAAATTTTAAATATTAATCTTTTTCTAAAAAAGTGTTAGTAGTATTCAACACTCCGGCTGAATCCCGATTTTTACCATCACGCACAAAAAAACTATCGCTTAACAGCCTTTCATAATCGATTTTATTCATAAGAATAACACTCGCATTGCCATCTATATACAGTTTGCATTGCATGAATTGAGTTCCTTTTACTTCCTCAATTACATCTATTTGCATTGTTCTTTTTTTACTCATATCTGTTCGGTTTTGAGTTATTTGAATAAGTTTTTCATGGACTTGTTTATCGCATCCAGTTTATCATCCATTGATGGATGAACATATAGATTCATAGTCGTAGATACATCTGAATGTCCTAAGATACGACTCGTTGTCTTCATATCGGCTTTAGATGCAATCATGCGTGTGGCGAATGAATGCCTTAGACCGTGGAACTTAATACACCTGTCCAATCCAACTTCATTCAAAACGAGATGCCTGTAATAGTTTCGGTAAACCCTTGGCTCACAAAACTTCTCATCTCCTGTTATAACGTAAAAACTATCATTATAGCAAGCCTTGAATTTTTTCAAGATGCCAAGTAAATCACGCCCTATGGGTATGTCACGGCGGCTTTCTATGGTTTTAGGAGTCGATTCTATTACTTTACTCTTCTTTGTGTCAATATCCAAGATTCGTTCAATCGTATGAGCCACATGAATGCATTTGTTATTAACGTCTATATCTCCCCAACGAAGACCGCAAATTTCACCAATTCGCATACCTGTGCATAACCCGATTAGAATTCCTAAACGTTTAGGTTTAGGATTGCTCATTATAAATGAAATGATTTTTCTTTGTTCAACCTCTGTATATACTTCAAGATCTTTAGAACCTTCCATATTAGCGGTAGGGAATTGAACACGGTACTTTACATACTTTACCTCGAATCGTTCCATAGCATAATACAGAAGCATTTTGAAAGATATGAATATATCTTTAGCCGTTTTCACGGATAATCCTTCTTCAATTAAGGAAAGCATGAATCTCTGCATTTCGTCATTAGTGACATATTCCGGTTCTTTATCTCCATATATAGGAAGTATTCTTTTAGTGAACTGAAAGACATAAGCGGAGCATGTGCTTTCCTTTACCAACTTGCGTTTCACAGGAAGCCACCTATCATATATCTCTTGAATCGTCATAATGTATTTCTTTTTTTATTGTTAACTTATTTTCCGCATCTTTTATTATGTCGCTAAAACCTAAAGTATCATCTTTTTGGTTTAGAAGAATATACTTCATTTTTATGGATTTTTCCAAAACGTCACCATGGTAAACATATCCCATAATCCCGCGAATTGATAAATTAAGGAGCAAAATAGGTATTGATCGTGCAGACAACTCCCAACATGTCACCATATTCTGCGATGGAAAGTGCTCCCAAGGAATCTTGTTGTGGCACCGCTGCCACCAATCAGCGATTATCATAGAACCATTTCCGGCTGTAGGCTCATGTATCGAACCAGCCTGGCTGGTTAATTTAGAACAAAGGATTCCAAGGGAGTTTGGTGTGAAATCCTGTTTCTTCTGCTTCCGCTCTGACAATTCATTCTCATACAAAGCCTGAAACCAATCATAAGACATATCGTAATCATTCATACGGATCAATTCGTTATAGATTTTATTGCGTAATTCTACAGAACCGTCAAGAATACGCATTACTGCATCAGGAAGATCTCTTAAATCTTCTATATGAAATATTTTAAATGCTTCTTCTTTTGTCATATTAATAATCAATTTCTGTTAACCATGCATTATCGTTCTCAAAATACACTCTATAGCCTCTCACCGTTTTATGACCTTTCTTTTTTAAACAAACATCACTTATGTGAGATGGAGTAATACATAATTTTGCACCAGCCTCATTGACAGAAGCATATACACCTATCAACTTCCTGTCTTTAATAACGACAACAGATTTCTTATTCATACCTGCACCAGTTTTATGATGCGCTCCACGACCTTTAGACAGATTTTTTATACTTCTGGCCTTGGAACGTTTTGAATGATAGGTCATTCTCTTCCCTTTATTATGTGGAGTACAACCTTTTAAAAACTGGCCATTAACAAGATTCCTCTCAGGCCGCTCAGGCGGTATATATAATTCACTCATATCTAATCAGTTTTAAATATTAATCTTTTTCGATGAAAGTGTTAGTCGTGTTTATCACACCAGCAGAATCAACGCTCTTACCATCCCGGATAAACACTTTTTCTCGCATTAACTCTTCATAGTCATATAGTGACATTCCGATTACACACACACGACCATCAACATACAATTTACATTTCATTAATTCAGTTTCTTCTATCGGACCGATAACATCTATTTGAATTGTTCTTTTATTCATAATTTTCCTGATTTGAATTAATAATTTGGAATTAGTTGATAGGAGATGCGGTTTCGGTAAGGTTGTCTAAATCTCTCAAGAAAACTACTACATCTTGGATAACGGGTACTCCATTCAAAGCCGAAGTGGTCAGATTGATACTATAAATATCAATACTTGGATATTTATCGGTAAGTAGCTTATTTAGTAGCGCAATAGATTTGTCATTGTAGATAACCATCCTATCTTCTATCTCAAAACCTAACCGAGACAAGTATTCTTCTTTCTTTTCTTCTCCTGCCTTTGAAACACGGGAAGCGAAAACCATTCCACTCAATGAGATTTTTGCAACGTATTCTCCAAAATAAAAGTCACTAACATGCCCAAATCCATATTCAGTCCACCAATTTCTAAATGATGATACCATAATTTTCAAACGTTCTCTAACATCTTCGTTTGAAACCTTCTCCCCAAGCTGATGACGTAATTTTCGATTTTCATCATTCAATGAGCGGATTTGTTCAGTTAATTTCTTTTGTTTCTCTGCAAGTACACCTTCATATCCCATTCGGGTAAGAAACCTATTCACATTGTGGTCTGTCAGAGAAAGGATGTTTTCTTTCATTCCTTCGGTGAGCTGCCCTTTTTCGAGCATCGTTATAGCCAATCCTAAATTTTGCTGAATTTCTTTATATTGCTTTTTCAATTCAGTTATCAGTTCTCCGTTAGAATCTTCTACAATAGCTGGCTTATCTTGCCTGTTAAAATCAAGCTGTCTTTCTTTCATTTCTAATTCGTTTTGAGCCATTTTCCTGATGTCAGGTAAATGGTAATTATTATCAATTAAATTCTTATTGTAATATCAGCAAGCTGTTAATCAACTTCCACTAACTCACCGTTTTCCAGTCTATACCATGTATCAGCCTTGACAACCTCACCATCAACTGCTACAGCCTTCCAATCAACAATATCATACGTATCATCCCTTTCCTCAGCTATGACCAAAATTGCACCTATTCCGCCTTTTACCTGAACATTTTTCCCTCTTGCTACTGACAAACCATTAGATCCTGTTGAAGCCTTCCCTCTTGCCGTGGCAGCACCATAATTACCAGCCGTGGCAGCACCATAATTACCAGCCGTGGCAGCACCTCTATTACCAGCCGTGGCAGCACCACTATCACCAGCCGTGGCAGCACCTCCATCACCAGCCGTGGCAGCACCTCCATCACCAGCCGTGGCAGCACCATAATTACCAGCCGTGGCAGCACCATAATTACCAGCCGTGGCAGCACCTCTATTACCAGCCGTGGCAGCACCTCCATCACCAGCCGTGGCAGCACCACTATCACCAGCCGTGGCAGCACCTCCATTACCAGCCGTGGCAGCACCATAATTACCAGCCGTGGCAGGTTTCCCCGGTTTCGCATTACACTCGTTAGTACACCGTTCCTTGACATAAGATACAGCTGCTTTCACAAGCCCCCTTATATCAAGCTCAGCACCTATTCTAATTTTTGAAGAGCAAACCTTGTCGCTTTCTGAATCGTCTATTTTACCGCTCTGTTCAACCTCACAAAACCTTGACCCGGCTGGCGCATAGTAACCAAAAACATCCAGAGGATAAGGACACGCATGAAAACCTTTCTCGCATGCCTTTATGTCGCCTGTTTCTTCATACTCCTTACCTACCTTATACTTAAATCCTCTACAAGATAAATCCTTATCAAATGCTTTATAAGCCTTTATTTTCTGTTCCATGATATTGTTTATTTTTCGTTATTTTGATATTGCGATAATTTTTTGTTCAAAGATCGGGCATTCTCTTCTGCCCAACAGGTGTATTCCATGAAGCCTGTAGCATGGCTTTTCGGGAATCGAATCGTATTTACGGTTATGGCACAACGGCGGCAGATGCGATGTATATTGTATTTACCTTTTACACCGTAACATACCACAGGATAACCGTCAGCAGTTTTCATGTTCCGCCTTTTTCCTTCGTTTCAGCTTTCTGATGAAAGCCTTGACCTTGTTCCTAACCATCTCTGTTATTTTGTCCGCATCCTCGGCAAAGGCACACTGGTAAACCATATCCGTGCTTTTTGACATGAAGTCCACCTGAGCTTTGGCGGCTTTCCCGCATTCGGAAACCTTGTCAAACATCTCTATACGGTAATCAGGATGATATTTTTTTAAAATCTCGTTACAGTCCATCGTAAAGGTCTCAACCATATCGCACAGCATGATGATACTGTTGGTAAGGACGTTTATCTCTTCCCTGTCCTCTTCCGACATTTCACGCATGAAATTATCCATGGATTCCGACATCCCCTCATATTCGGAAAGGTATTGGTTTATGACACGTGTTTCTATACCGTCCATAATCTGTTTGAGTTTCATTGCCTCCATATAGCGGTGTGACCTGAGAAAGGAAGCGTGCCTTTCCCTCAGCTTCAGCATCTGCCTGTCCTCATTGATCATCTTTTTCATCCGTTCCACCACATCCGCGGGGAGGTCGTTTACGGTTAGCTTATTTCTCATGGATTGCCCCCTTTCTTGTTGTTTGTATTCTTGTTTCCGTCCTCTTTTTTCGCTCTGTCAATCCATCTTTGGAATTTGGCAGCTACAAGAGGACAGTGTATGCGCAGGTTTCTGTCGCGTTCCGCTTCCCATTCACGTATCTTTGTCTGCATCTCGATATTCATAATTTTCTCCTATTTCGTTATAATTATTTCTTTTGAAAACTATTGCATATTTGCCCATATATGTCACAAGCACACACTCTATGCCCTTTAGCCTTACAATACGCAGAATTATCCCCAAAGTCCGAGGCATTCTTGCAATTCCGGCATTTGACATATACAATTCCCGGTTTTACTTTCTTTGGCATACTCATGGTGACATCAGCATTTTTCTGGCTTCCTCATCTCCGGATTCAGCCCGGCGTTTCAACTCTTGATATTCAGCATAAGAGATTCTGTTATTTCCACGCTCTTCTATTTCTTTTTCACGTTGGATTCTGTATTGTTCACGCTCATGCCGATCAATGTCAATCCTACGTTCCTTAACATACTCCAGAAGAGAGCATGAAATCTTCATCGGACCAATAGAACCATAAAATTGCCCATATTTCCCTAATTTGAATCTGGATATGAAGTTGCATATTTCAGCCAAATTCATCCAATAGTATTCACCTAGGACAAGAATACAAAGTTCATCCAGTTGTGTGTCGGTTATACCCTTTCCCTGCTCGGCGTAATCGTTAAGGCTGTCAAACTGTACTTTCAGCCACCTAAGTGCGTTGTCTTCACCATACACAGAACGGATGTTTGCAAGCGAAGGTATGTTATCATTCAAGGCAATATCCGCAAGTGTAAGATTTGATTTTGCCAGCTTGCCTTGCAAATCAGGATTGTAATCAACCGCCATCCGGGATGGTGTTGGGTATTTCTCCAGTAGAGCCAACTGCTTTTCGTTTAGCTTCTTGTTCTGCAAGGAATTTTGCATCCGCTTCTGCGAACTCAGCCATGAGTCTAGATTTTCTCCGCTCAGAATCAATTCGCTTCTGCTCGTAGATGTCTGTATTTTGTCTTGCTCCATAATTTTTTAATTCAAATAATCCCGCATAATTACTTGCAATCGACTGCTCAACCACAAGCCTTGCTTTATTGCAATCATTTCCACTCAATGTTAGCAATCGGTTGTAGCACATTTTTAGGGATTTTTCCGATTTATAGTTTTCTTTTCTTTCTCTCTTGTATTCAAGCCATTCCTTGAATATGCCCTTAAAATCTTCCGAAACAAAAGACAAATCAACTTCCTTGTTTTGGGGAATTGTTTTCTTATCTCCGTTAGGAGATTCTTTATCTATATCATTTTCATTATCATTTTCATTAAGCTTGTTTTGGGTTGTTTGGGTTGAGTTTAACCCACTGGGTTGTTTGGGTTGTTTTGATTTGGCATTGCAATTCCCTATAGGAGCACCACCTTTACGCCCGTTGTTTCGGTTTCTCTCGACAATGCCATGATATTTAGTTTCGTCTATCTCAAATTGATTGATGAAAAAACCCAATGCCATATCAATGTCCTCCTCTACCGTAACCTCCTCGCCAAGTTGATACTTGAAAATTGCACGAAATAATCGCCCAAGCTGTTTGTCTGATAATCTTGATATAGGTTTGTAGAAAGATTTATATATGATAAAACTATCCTTTGTCATTGCTTAATCTTTTAGGTGTTCTGTTAAGGTTTCCAATTGCCCAATGATATATGGTTTGACATCATCGCTGCAATTGACAACGAAGTCAATAATCTGTTCTGACAACTTATGCCATTCGTTTAATTCGTTTTGTTCCATAAACAGTTTAGTATTATAATTCAACTTCCTCAATTATAAATTCTATCCTTGGATTAAGCTTATCAATCAGCTTTCGTGCATTAATCTCCATACATTGCCGATCGTTCTTTATCGCCTTGCATCCTTGTAGACAGTCAAGTAAAATTTTGAAAGCATTATCAAGATCAGGACGCAAATTTTCGTGATACACATCCACTGTTAGTTTAAAGAAACCTTTTATATTCTTGCCCCTTAATCCACATTGTGCGTAGAAAGTTTGTTCATACTTTTTAAGTACATTCTGTTTTGCTAAAGAACCGTGCCCGTATAATGCTACTATCTTGTAACAATTCGACTTTGAAGGGATTTTTCCCCTTATAATTTGTTTATCGTATATCATAATCCAAAATATCTATTTGCCGCCAGCTCATCGTGTTGACGGATTGTTTCTACTATTTCCTTTTGCTGTTTACGGAAATAACGGTCATTGTCATACCTGCTATGGCATTCAGGACAGCCAATTCGCAAGTTCCATTCTTCCGTAATGTATTCAGGATAAAGTGATCTAGGTAACAGGTGCATCAACTGTGGTGTGGATGTATATTTGTGGCAAATACAGCAATACTGCGGTAGATCCCTTTTTATCCTTGCAAGTTTACGGTTTATTGTACTTTGTTTTTTGCTTATATGTTTCATTCCAATTAAAAGCCCTGAAGCGTATTCTCCAGGGCACAACCATTATTTATTAATCCATGCCATTTAGTGTGGCTCACATTTATGAGGGATAAGCAGGAGTCGAACCTACACAAGTATCGTCTGATTTCTCGCTTTCGTCCGTAGATTGGCTATCCTACGATCTTTAAACTACTCAACAAATGTATTACTCTCAGCTACGGTCTTGATGACTTCCATTTCTATGTACACTTGAAATTTCCATTCATTAGTCTTAGCACCCTATGACCATTTTATCCCATATTTGCCCACCCTATCTTCACAGACCGAGCAGGCATGTAAACAAATACACTTAATCAAAATTAAAATTATCCTCACCGTTAGGTTCTTCGTCCGGCATATCATTACCGAAATCCATCGGTATGAACCAATCTGAAATAAACTCTTCCATAACTAAATCAAATCAATTATTTTGGTTTTAACAATTGCATCCAATCTCATATCAGACAAACCTTGTGAAAGGTGTTGTTCCATCAAAGTGTTTGCCTCCTTTAAATCCTTTGCACAAACCAAATTATAGTATTTCAATTCTTTCTCATTGCCGTTCTCATCAATCTGAGTATCTACAATGGTAGCCTTGAAGAATGGCTTGTCTTCTGTCTTTTCGTTGATTATCTCAATGATGTTTGAACGTGAAATGGAGAAGACATCAGATTCCATATTATCGGATGCGTACTGTTCAAGCCCTTTGGCTTCCGCTTCTGCAAAAAGTGAGCAGTCTGTAATGAAGTGTTCTTTTACTTCTTTTTCAAGACCGTCCTTGTTAGGTTTCATCACCTTTAACTTTACCTCGTAATACATATCATTCCTCCTTTGTCTTGTTACGTTCCTTAATCATTGCATCAGCTATTTGGTAAGCTGATTTAGCCTGTCCTTTATAGTAGTAGTTTGTAACACTAACTTCTTTGGACGGGAAAAACAATGTGACAATCCTGTTCCATAAAGTTCTCCTGCGTTTTGCTGTCATCATCATGCACTTCATTGCTTCAAGCGCAATATGATCGCGCGAAATATTCGATTCCATAATTTTATTGCTTTAATTGATTAATAATTTGTCTTTTGATTTTCTTGTACAGCTTCCCGACAAAACGTCCATGCTTCTCTGTTCCGTCATCGGGCAACTCGTTTTTATAAATATGAAGAAGTAACTGGATGAGAAGCACTTCTTGTTTTGTCAAAGTAAGTTTCATGATAATAACCTAAAGGAGCGATTCTATATCGCAAAGTTCAGCATATATCAACATCAGCCATACTATTATTTGTAACAGGATAGCCATATAATTATCACTGTCATTCTTATAAAACAATATCAAGAAAGATATTGCCATAATGATAAAGGCACTAATTCGTATAATCATTGTTTCAGATATGAAATTTGTTTTGTTCGACCTCTATCTCCATCAACTGAATCAAACGTTCTTCGTCTGGAGATGGGATATATATGCCACATTGGGCACTCGAAAAATTCCGAAACCGCTCAATAGTTAGGCTCATCTCCGCGATGTCAAGATCAGAAGAACTTCGTAGATACTTTATCCGACCCAAAAACTTGTCTTCTCTCTCACGGACGAAAGTGTCTTTGTTGCAGAGAATCTTGTAGTAGTTCCGCTTTACATATTCCATCGTTTCACCAATCTGGCACCCAAAGTAGGAAAGGCATATATGGAGATACTTGTTCTGGCTCAATGACCTTTGGGGTTTCTTCTCAGTCAGTTCAAATACCTTCTGTTCCTTTATCAGTTTCTCCAGCTTCGCTCTTGCCTGCTGGACGTGGAGAGGATTAGAGCCATCGTACTTCATCAGAAGGGCAAATCTAGATCATTATCCGACACGCTAGGAGCATTATTTATATCCTCTGGGGTGGGTGATGTATTCTGAGGTATAAACTCTTTGAGGTCCCCGCAGATATAGTTCCTTCCTTCTACCCGTTCCTCCTTTTTAGGGGAACAAGTGATGAAATGCGTATGCCCAAACTGGGATTTCTCTTTGCGTTCGATAACAGCCACATTCACATAGATTCTTTCAACTCCATCTTTACACTTAATTTTCTTCATCTGCTCACGAGGTATATCAGAGAGACAGATAGAACCACTTAAAATTGCCATAATTATATTGTTTTTAATGTTACACTTCCAACTACTGGAATCTCTCTTAAATATTTCTTATACAAATCAGGATAATCTTTCTCAAACGCCTTCTTGTCGAAATCCTTTCTGATAGTATCCTTTTTGCGAGTAAATGATATGATATCACCTTTCCAACTATATTCACCGGCTTCTACCATAGCCATCATAACGCCATCAGTTATTTCTTTCTTTTTATCAGACCAGTATTTTGCCTGTGACACAATTTCCTGTATTGTCCTCTCCATCTTTCGGTACTCGTCAGGAAGAGTAACAGGGGATATGGAATAGGGATTCACAAACTGTCTGCCTTCCGAATCACATTTCAACAGATTTATTACAATTTCTGATGGTATTCTCTCGACTTCCACTATCTCATGGTTTTTACCTCTCAACCATATACCTATAAGCCTTACCGCATTGCATCCCGGATTCTGCAACTCAAAAAGGTATGCATATATACTCAACTGCCATCTTACAGATTCCTTGTCAAGCACGTAAGTGGTCTTTATATCACCTAAAGTAAAATCCGTATCATTTTCGCGATAAACCTTATCGATACAGCTTGCATAGTGCTCATTGTCAGATACAAGATATTCGGAACATTCGTACCTCAATCCCCAATCATCTTTCAGTTCCTTATATCCTTGTGCTTCATCGCTGTCATGAGTTATCCCAATATCATCGACAAGTTCGCATATACTGTGGATCATAGTACCTCTTTCAGCCGCTTTCCTTAACACGTCTTCGGGAACATCACGGTATTTATCGGGGAAAAGCTGTCTGCCTATCACGGAAGTAATACCGCTTAGTTCCTTATCCCCTAGCATATAAGTATGTTCATCGGGATTGAAAACGACTTGTGATTTGATTAGTTTCATTTCAGTTCTCCTTTCCTTCTTGTCACCGCTTCAACAAAACGTTTGTCACTCTGTAATTCCTTATAATTTCCCCATACTACCTGTAATGTCTCGATTGACAGGCTTGATCTTACTTCCTGCAATGCCATCGCAAGGAAATCCGTTTCCTCAGGTGTTGTACTATCAGGGTCCTTTTGCTCTTCTGTAGGAATCAGGAACAATTGAAGCAAAGAATATTTCAACGCTATGCTCATTGCTTTATTCATTCCTTTATCGCCTGCGTCCATTGCTTCACCCACATTTACAGTTTCCACAAAGCTGCCATCAGTGGTCATATACCTAAACTTTATCGTAGCCCTTGTAAATGTGTTCGTACCGCCGGATTTCGTTATCCTGTTCTCCGTTGTGAAGTTCTGCACTTCCTGTAGTATGAACACCTCATTTTTTGAGAATAATTCATGAAGTTCGTTCATAACGTTGTCAATCCCACGGAATTTGAATCCCTGTTGCTGGTTCTTCTCCGATTTGGTGATAGCCTTTGTCTCTTTAAGGATATTGGCTATCTTACTGTATATTAACTGTTCACTCATTATAAAATTATTATTTACCAACACAAAAAAGGCAGGTCCGCAGTCCTTACAAAGTTCCGCTTCCTGCCATGATATCTTTCCACTTCTTCAAGTTCGTTTTCTAGAGAATCGATTTCTTCATTAAGCAAGGATATATACTTGCCCTTACATTCAGCATTGAATGTGAGCCTTATCGATTCCTCACTCATTGACTGGACTATATCAAGCTCTGAATAAAGCTTTTCCAATTCATCGCTTATCTGGCTTATAGTTCTCATACCTTTTCAAGAAATTGGATCGGCAATGAGCATACACCTTTCATATTAGGATATTTGACATCAGCATATCCGTTAGCGATATAAACTATTGTACCTGTCAACGTATCACCTATCTCACGTACTTTATCACCTTTCTTCATAAACATTTTATTTTAAGTTCAACTTTAACCGGAGGATTCTCCATCCTGGAAAATCCGTCAAGAATTTGCTCTTTAAGAAGTTTTGGAGGTCTGTCAGTAATCTTACTATCCAATACAGACAGTTCCTCACGTTCACCGTCATAAAACACAAGCGTTACGCCTTGAACTATATATGGATTCATGGCAGTTCGGTATAAGTAAGATTTACACCAATGCAGTCATGTGTCGCACGGATACTGTTACGGTATTTCTCCAAATCATCCACCATAACAGGCATGAACAATTTTACTGTATCCCTGCCACCACTGGCATACACAAGCTGGTAACTTGTTATTTGATATTTCTTTTCCATGATATTTATATTATTGCGGCAATGGTTTCCAAAAATTAATATCCCATGCCCGGTTAGTATTTCCACATATCCAAATGTTCTTCTTATGCTCACTATCGAATACCAACATCCCGGTATTCACAAATTTCCCGGAACTCTTCACAAGCACTCTTGTGTCCAATGGTGGAGGATCTTTTTCTGCATTCCTCCATTTCATGGATTCCAAAACAAATTGAGCACCTTTCTCAAAATCCACTGATGCTGTCTTTTTATGGGTAAGCCCTCGTATACCATCCGCATACTCCTTGGCTTTCATTTTTATAATATCTTTATTCATGATAACTTAACTTGTTTCCAATTAAAAAGCTCCTGCTATCTTCACAGACTACAGGAGCAAAACCTAAACGACTTAATCTATCACTTATGATAACTTACAGCCACCGTCAGCGGAATCGGACCGCCATACTATCCGTTAAATGAAAGTAGAGATTAGAACAGATAATTATTTATGTTTATTTCCTTAGACAGTACCAACCATGGACGGTGAAATTCCGTACCTATATTCACATACCGGCACGGACAGACAACATTAACTTTATGAAAATAACAAAAAAACTAGATGAAAAAATCATTCATATTCCTTTAACTCCTTATATGTCATTACCACCAATCTCACACAAAATAATGAGATAATAGAAAATATAATCACCGATACGGATTTTATAGGGCTTTCCGTAACTATCGCACCATAAATCATTCCTAAGGAACATAGTGTGGCAAATATAGACAGGATAAAATTAGCTGTTTTCATTATATTATTTTGGGGGAAGTTTACTGAACCACTGGTGGAAGCTCTTGTATTTGCTTCATAATGTTAGATACTTCATTCGCATCTACATAGCCGATTACATCATTTGTTATTGAAGTGTTATAGCAAATTCCATTATTATCAAGAACTGCAACCTCATAAGTATCAATACCATTGGAGTAGAACAAAGTGCCTTTTAATACACTTATTCCATATCCGTTCTCAAACTACATTTTAGCATGCTTTGCGTTCATATATTCCTCACGGATGGAAGAAGGTAAGAGAAATGCATTTTTAGTCATTTCATGTTGTTTAAAAACCAAATCCTTGAATTGTTTTAGTTCGTTCATGTCATTTTAATTATGAGTTTGTTCCCCTCAACGGCTTAAACCGGTTGTTACCCCGAATCTTACGGGAGGGGATATATTAGACCTTCCGGCGGTACTTGTGCCCAACCAAGTTTACTTAATGCACTAAGGACAAATCGGTGCACCGAAAGTATGTTCAATCAATTATTATAGACCCTCAATACGTCACGGCATCCCTGCTGGTATTGACTCCTATAATCAGTCCGTTTGTCTGCATTATACGGCTTATGAGTTACACCATATAAGCATTTACAATGATGTGAAAGAACTTTAAGAAGCTCCCCTCAACGGCTTAAACCGGTTGTTACCCCGAATCTTACGGGAGGGAAGAAATTTATTTATCTGTTGAGATACAAGCCAATTGTTTCTTTAGATGACTTATACGATCACATTCGATATCACATATTTGGCTACCTTGTTTTTGGTTGTGGGGATAATGCTTGCATTTCCCATTTTGATAACAAGGACATAACTGTCGGTACACTTTCACAGCTCGTTCCTCTATTTCCTTGGATGCGATATTAACAGCCTCCAGTGCGTCAGCTTTAAAAATCAACGGTTCTACCGGATTACCAAGCTGGTAGCATTTATTATTTATAAAATCGGTTGCTTTGCTCATTTTTTATTTATCTAATAAGTATTTATTTACATCTTGTTTAGAGAAATACAACAGTTTACCCTTTTTAGTATATGGGATAGTACCATCATGAACGCGTTTTCTTAAAGCTCCTTGAGATATTCCTAGATATTCTGCGCATCTAGCAGAATTCATTACAGAATCATTCTGTTTTCCCGTCACTTCTGCAAATCTTTCCGTGAGCATATTCATTTCTGTTCTTGTCATCATAACCCTTGAATATTTATATTTTCACTCTGATAATGGATTCTGCACCACCATAATTCTTTATCGCCTCTTCCCTTATTCTTACTGCAAGTTCAGTGTTGATAATGTACTTTAATGCTCTGCGTACTGTTTCACCGCTAACCCCGAAATGAGATGCGATGTGTTTCTGTGCACCTTGTGGAACGATTATCCGTGGGATTTCTTTGGTTCTTCCTATTTTATTCATATATTTGTATATTAATTATTGCCGTTGCGAAATAAAACTGTATTCAGTTCGTTTTCACATTGCAAAGATAGTATCCATTAATGATACTACAAAAGATTAAAGTATCTTTTTATGATACTATTTGCTATTTATACATTATTCTAAATAACGCGATATATAAAATACTGAATATAAGAAAGATAAGATTACGCAATAAAAAAATGAGGTAATATGATTGACATTCAACATTCAAACGAACGCAACTTTTGTGGGGCTATAACTCCTAAGGAAAAGGATAAAATAATGAAAGCGATCCTTGATATGGCGGCTCATGAAAGAAAAACATTCTGTTTTACTCCTAATGATGTTCCCAATTTAAAAATTAATGGGAAACAATTTGAAATGGTGATTATGGACTTCTTTGAAAAAGGATACATAATAAAAGAAAATATTTCTCAATATTGGGATTGTAGTGATATATATCCTACTTGCAAGCTATATGAAATAGCCCAATTCGGAGGATTCAAAGCCGCGTATGAAATAAAGAAAGCTAATATTCAAAAAATGAGCTTGGAACTTGAACTAATGGGGAAAAAACTAGAAAGTGATTTCCCCGAAGAGGCTAACAAATGTATTGAGTTTGCACAAACAATCGCATCATTGTTTGTTTCGCTGAATAGTATAATTGGGATGATAGATACTACTCCCGAATAAGCCATACTCCAACTCCGTATAGATAGTACGGTTATCCGGAAAGCATTGACGGGTTTTGGTTTCATATAATATCTCGCCTGTTACCCTGTCTGTGATAGTCCTTATCCAATACTTATCCTTACGGAATAAAGATATATTCAAGCTGTAACGGAAGCCCGGATCTACACGAACCTCGTTTTCATTCATGTAGTCCACGACTTTAGTAATACAGTCGGAGATTTCGGGAGGAAATTTACCTTGCTCAGAAGCACCTAAAAGGAACTTTATTACATTCCCATCGCTTAGTTTGGAAATGTTTTGCAAAAGATCTGAATTGAACTCTTTATTCATAAATATAAAATTAAAAAAGAGAACCCACGTTACTGCAACCAACGCGAATCCTCTTTTGATATATTAAACACCATGTCAGGTAAGTTTAAACATTTGCACGTAACAGTTGCAGTGTTACAACGCAAATATAGTATCCTTTAATGATACTACCTAATAATATCTATATAATATGGATGCTTTTAACGTTTATACAAGTAGATTCTTAGAAGTTATAGATTCTCTAAAAATCAGTGACTATCAAGTATGGAACAATTTGGAATCATTGTCTAAAGGGACAATGTCTAAAATTAGATGTGGCAGAGTTGGGGTTTCAATGAATGTTTTATACGAATTTTGTAATAAATACAATGTTAATGCAAATTATATTCTTACAGGAGAGGGTGAGATGCTTAAATCTGAGCCAGCATCATCCGATTCAGAATCAAAAACTAATAAAACATCCGCACCGTACCAAATTGAAACAAAAAATATTAACATAGATTTACATGGAGAACAAATAGACAGCAAAAGGACCATCGAAGTCCTTATAAAAGTAATAGAAACATACCAAACACGTATGGATGATTTACTAAATGTTATCGAAGTGCTTAAAAATGAAAACACCGATTTGAAAGAACAGTTACAAAAACCAAATGTAAGCTAAACAAATGAACATCTTATCATGTTTTTTAAGGAGATTAAAAACCTTAGACATGAACAATGATATAATACACAAATTAGAAGACATTGCCATTAAGATGAACAACCAACATGATAGATTAGAAAGACTTCTTTTCGGGGTTGAGTTAAATCTAATTACATGCAATAAAATAGAGCCAGAAAAGAATAATATACATAAGACGATTAGTCTTAATAAAAAATAGATATTATGGAAATGTAATATGATACGTTATACAATCTTGTTAAAAATAGGTGGATTTTTTAACTTAAAAACGGAATTTGTCGGTATCACAAAAACATAAAAAAAGCCCTCTATAGGGCTCAGAAACGAGTTGAATATTTTTACCGTGTGATACCAATAGTAAAAAATAACGCTTAATCGGTTGATTATAAATAATTTGTTAGATTCCCGGTTTCGGCTCAAGGGGGGTCAAAATGCTCCCTTTTTTTATTTTACGCCAATAGGCTATAAATCAATATATTACAAACCTAATCGACTGATCTTCAACGTGTTTAAGTAATCTTACTGATGATTACTGCCGTTACTGTGCATTACTTATCATTACACTGTTGAACTATTTGTGATACCAATTTGTTCCTGGTATCACAGCTGGTATCACACTTGGTATCACATTTACCATAATTAACAAATTATAAACTAAAAAGAAACAGTATGGAAACATGGAAAATCAAGCCGGTATTCGACAGAAAAAAGAAAGCAACACCGGAGAAATCAGCTAAGGTTGAAATTGAAATTCAATTCTCGCGTACAGAAAGAAAATGGATCTCAACAGACATTGAACTGTATTCAAACCAATGGGATGGAGAATTCGTTGTACGACACGCCAAATTTAAAGAATTAAATAGGGCAATAACAAAGCATATTAAAAAATTTGAGGACATTATCAAAAATATCAGAAAAGAAGGAAAAGACATCAATCTAAAAAACTTTAATATTTTTTATAACGAAAAACACGTAAAGTCTAAATCGTCATTTTTAGATTTCGCTTATGACGAGTTACAAAGAAGGGATCTTAAATGGTCAACCAAACGAGCGCACCTTATAGCACTGGAAGCTCTAAAACGCTCCGGAGTAATTAAAACATTTGACGATATCACTCCTGAAAATATAGCTTTATTTGACAGGTTTATAAGAAGAGAAGATCCAACAAGAGGACAGACAACAATACATGGATACCATAAGAGAATAAAACCTTATATTAATGAAGCGCTTCGGCTTGGACTTATCGAGGACACACCTTACAGGGTATTCAAAGATAAACATGGTAGATATAAAACAAGACAGCCTCTCACAATGGACGAACTGCAATCTATCCGCAATATAGAGTTGAATGATCGACAATTACAAAAAGTACGTGACCAGTTTATATTTCAATGCTATACCGGCTTATCATGGGTTGACTTATACATGTTTGATTATGACAGATGTACTGTAGAACATAACGGAGTTGCATATATAGACGGAGAACGTATCAAGACCGGAACCAAATTTTACACACCTATACTTACTCCAGCAATGGAAATATTAAAAAAATACGATTATAAATTTACAGTCCCTACTGTACAGTCATTTAACAGAAGCCTTAAAATCATAGCTGAACTTATCGGCTTAAAAAAGCCCTTAACCAGTCACATAGCCCGGCATACATTCGCTACCACTGTTGTTTTAGCAAATGACGTACCTATCGAAACGTTGTCTAAGATGCTAGGGCACACAAAGGTTTCAGTCACACAAGTTTATGCAAAAATTCTAAATAGTTCAGTAGAAAAACATGCGGAAAAATTAAACAGTATTATATAAATCCATCCGTTGTGCTTATGAGTTATCGCTTTTAGTTCATAGGCACAACGATATCACCCTTGCCAACACGACAAGAGGTATCAGCCTGTATATCCACCTCTCTATACGTTCCATCGCATCACAGCAAGTAAACGACAAAAATACCAGTGAGGCACATCATCAGCATGTTCAAGCAATATGTTCAACTTATCTTCTTCCATATTCTGTTAACATAAAAAAAGCGGTAAAACCCGTTGGGGATTACCGCTTAATGCTAAATAGTTACTTTATTTTGCGTTTTTGAATATTTAATTTTATCTTTGCGCCATGAAGATAGCCCTTGATACATTGAAAGGCTACGTTGACCGTAGCTCACTAGTGTAGATGTATGGGGGGTATCTTTTTTTGCACCTTTAGATTGCAGAACAAAACTACAATTCGAAAAAATTATTTATCAATCTTTTTCATTTCCTTTGCTGTCATTTTAAGAGCTTTTTTAATTATAGGCAATTCTTTTTCTTGTGGCAACTGTTCAGGTTTGCGCCCAGTATTTTGTTCTACTATATTTCGGACTTGTCTTCCAACAGTATAGTGTGTTTGTTCTAAATTAGCTTGTCCAGATATTTGTTTACTCTTTATAAGCTCTTCGGTTTGGGTAACACGGAATAGATTGGCAGCAAGTTCGGTACGGCTCATTCTGTCAAATAGCTTTCCTTTTTTAACGCCACGTTTCTTTTCAAGCTTCCACGATTCCATATTATACATACCCAGATAACCTGCATTTTGAAACTTTGCATAATCAGTAACATTTGCGGCTTTTGCTGTTGAAGCGAGAGATTTGTTTCCATCTGCAAGTTCTTCACGTATTAGCACGCGGTCTATTTCCTGATTGTTTTCAATGTATAATTCAAATTTTCGTGTTTGCTGTGCGAAATAAGCTTGCGCCAATGCTACTTCTGGCTTCTTTGGATCGCCATTCATAGCAGCAAGATAACACGCAAAACGTGTAAGTTTGAAGTCTTGGAACTCAACACCATTATTATTGCGTTTCACAGCTATTATATTTTCATAATGAGGAATGTTGAGCGAAACAAAAGCCTTTGTCGCGCGGTCAAGAACTTTACAAAATGCTTTCATATCATTATATCCAAGCATAACCATTACTTCTGAGGCCCACCAATAAACGATGCCGTTTTGGTTTTTAAAGTCTTCAAAAGAAAGAATCGCATTGTTGTTTTCTTGTTCCATTTCCATCTATAATTTAAAATTCGGCTCAAAGATAGAATAAAGTATTTGTTATTCCAATAATATCATATAATTAAGATATATAATTTTATTGGATTTATGTATATAATTTCACGACTATTTTGTAAAAACGGTAATTCCAACAAGTCAAAGAACGCTTCTGTTCGATTATTATTTTTCCATTCCCTTTCTGCAATGTTCACATAAGAACTTTTTGGCTACAGGGAACATCTTTTGACCGACATATCCACTGAGATATTGCGCTTCCTCTCCATAAGGATCAATCCCGAAAGCCTTGGAGATATGCCGGCACAAATGACCTTTTTCGTGGTCCCACGAATTTTGAAACTCTTCGGGGGTAGAGGTTAGTGAGATAACCATTACTGTCTCTCTTTTCCTGTAGTCCGAATAGGTTAGACCGGTATTCATTCTGCCTTCGGTCAGATTGCGATACGCACGCTTGAGGGAATCCCCCCTGCATCCTATACGGTACAGGTCCATAATAATCCGATCCGCCCAATAGGTGTGTACCGCATAATACACTTTGACGTGCCAGTCTCCATATTTCGGTATGTAGAACTCCTGAACAATCATATCACATCCGACCAGATTACAGGAATCCCTTTACCTATACAGGTGGCAAAGAACTCGTCAAATGCCCTGCAAGGATCGCCATCAATATCATCAAGGTAGCATTTTATATGCTTGCATAAGTGAGCCTCGTCAACCAATGATTTTTTATAGAAACCCGCTTTCAGCATGTTTGCGACATAAGCAACGTCATAACCCTTGTCGTGCTCAATGGTAATTCCGTTCGCTTTCAGCATATCGTCCACTTCATCTTTGCTCCACGGCTCCAGCTTTTTCTCTTTGCCCGTGGCTTCGTCTTTCACCTTCATTTTTGAAACGGCCCATTCATAAAGTTTCTTGCTGAAATGGAATCCATACGATTCCAAGTAAAGTTTCATTCCTGATGGGAATTTGCTATATGTATCCAATCTCTGTTCCATAACTTAACTTTAATTTAAAAAGAGGGGCATTCCACCCCTCCACCATTAATAAAACTCACCGTTGGCGCGTCTGCGTCTGCGTTCGCCCATGTCATCCATACGCGGATATTCAGGAAAGTATCCGGGGTATCTGCGTTCATCCATGCCGGATGAGCTTCCACCACCTGAATAACTTCTTCCGCCATCACGGAAACCCATTTCTCCGCGCATTTCTCTCATGGCTTTTTCGTAACCTTTGCGGCAGCCTTCCTTATAGGCTTCCTCCACCTCGTCACCTCTCATACCGAAGCCGCGTCCGTAATCGTCACGCCCTTCTTCTAATATTTCCCACATTCCCATAATCATTTCTTTGTTTTGGATGTTTCAACCACTCCGAGCTGTTCCATGAGCCGTTTGTTCAAATCCATAAGGTCAGACATATTCTTGCTCATTTCCGCCATTTGCCCTTTCAGAGAGGATATTTCCTGCTCCTGACGTTGTTTCTCGGCAAATTCAGGGTTCAAGAGCGTAAGCATCTTGTCACACCCTGCAATGACGGAATTGTGGAAGTCCATGCTGTTGATGATGTCTATGCTTTTCTGTTTCATAGAAGCGACCTCGTTATTCATAGCATCACGCGAGCATGACACTACGATATTCCCGTTCTGTCCGAAGTCGGCTATATCCATGCCGGCAGGAAGATTTTGGAATGTCGTGTTCTGCCCGTTGATGCAGACAACAACATCCACAACCATTTCCATTTGGGGCAACTGTCCCATAGGGGATGCCATAGGATATTTCGGCTTGGGAGCGGAAACGCTGACCACCGGACCGTATTCGATAAACGGGTTAGCATCCTTATGAAGTATATACAATTGGTTATTGGTACGAAGTGATTGAAACATGATTGTTTAATTTTAAGGAGTGTGGTTATTCCCATTTTGGGAACCACCACAAAACTCCATGTTAATTATTACTTGCTCCGTAAAGAAGCGGTTTCTACTGTAGGAGCCGGAGCCGTTGTCGGTCTGTACCCTCCATTAACAAGATACAATTCGTTGGTGTACTTGTTATAATGAATCTCATAGATGCCGGTTCCAGCCAAGTTTGCAACAGTCACAGGCTCATTGTTATAAGCCATCAACGGTCTTGTGTCCCCATTAGTTCCTATCAATATCGGAAGTGTAGCAGTCGTACCGGCAGGTATAGCTTGTCGGAGACTGATATAGAATCCCCCAACATAATCCCTGTTACGGAACGCATGGTTAGGGAGTTCAAGAGTAACATTCTCCGTACCGACTGTCACAGCCACCGTAGGAAGAGTATTGAAGTTTGCTCTTCCGATTGATGGGAATGGGAATCCTGTAAAAAAGTTAGGCCACATATCTACCTCCTTTCTTACCGGATTAACCCCAGTAGTTGTTGCAACCACATCCACTACGTCCGTATACAGCGTCACCCATATATGCACCGTAGGCGGCTGCACGGAAACAATCTGTATTAATAGCGGTTAAATTGGGGTATTGAACACTCACAGTATTGGGGAGCTTGCATTTGATTCCATCAACATCGCTTTGTAATGCCTGCAATCCGGCTGCCAAAGGAGCAATCTGTTGTCCTACTGCACTCAGGATAGTGGCGTTCTGATTACGCTGGGATATTTCGGCTGTTAAAGTAGCCTTTTCCGCAGTAAGAGATGCGATCTTGTCCTGCAATGCCTGATTTTGAATTGCATCAAGTTTGGCAAGGATAGCATTCGTGTTGGCAGTAGCACCGTCACGCAATGACAATGTGTTTTGGTTAGCAGTGTTGATTAATGCGTTAGTTTGGTTGCACATTGCAAGCTGACTCTCGTATCCTTGTGTGGTTACAAGCTGTTTCATATCGCAGCAACAGCTACAGATCTGAGATGTCAGAGCGTTGTTACCTTGCATAATCGCAGTCAGGATACTGTTGGTGTTCTGACCCATTTGGTTACCGAGACCGCAGATTGCCTGTGATACAGAGTTAATACCGGCAAGGATTTGGTCTGAAGAGGTGTTAACAGCTTGGGCTAATGATGCAATGTCCACACCGTTCCGGTTAAGTGTCTGCATGATCATTTCTCTTCCTTCATCGGCACCCTTATTGTTGTTGCCACCGAATCCAAAGTTTCCGTTACCGAAGATGGCTGCAATCACAATCAATGCAATGATGTCCTGAAAACCTCCATTGTTTCCGAAAAAGCCGCCGTTTCCATTTCCTCCCATCAGCCCCATCAGATAGCCTGTGTCAATTCCACGGCTCTGCAAGGACGGAAGAATGGACGCAAGCAGACCATTGTTTGCTCCGGTTCCACCGTCTTGGTTAAAAACATAAGTTCGTTCCATAAGTATTTGTATTTTGTATCCCGGTCAAAATCGACCGTTCACAAAAGTATATATATCATATCTCATGAGGAATCAGTTGTTTCCCAACAAATTCTTTATATTATCCCAATATATTCTCATCATTTTCCCATTCTCTATCCTCTCATGGAAATTAGATATCATGTAGTTAACTGCACGTTTGGTTTTGTGGATATGAACGGCTATCTGTGAAGGGTACATACCACTTTCGAAAAGAAGAGATACAAGAAGATACCGGGCATCCACTGTCTCCATCTTCTTATCAGACGATAATATTTGGTCAACAGACACTTCTGTTTCTTTTGAAACAATATTAATTATTTTGGCAAAGATTTCTGACTTGCACATGTTTTTTCTAGTTTTTATTCTTATCTTTGCCATGCCACATAAAAAACTTGATATATACATAAACAAAGCATAAGATACCGTGTTGAAGATATTAAGCCTCCAACGTACGGTGTCTTATGCTTTTTCAAATTTTTATGTGGCAATAATTATTTGAACGTTGGGGGCTTTTTTTTGATTCTAAGCCCCTGAAAGAATTACTTTTATTAAATGAGTTTTTCTATTATATGCCACACTTCTACCTGTGGCGAATAATACTTGATGTTGCTATCTCATCTTGCACCTCCCTTCTTCTTTATCAGCCAAATGACTACGATTAGCAATACTAATATAACACCTATAGATAACTCTCCTAGTTCTAATTTTGTCTTCTGCCACCATGTTAATTCCTTCTCCACAGGATAGGGAATTTCTACCTCTTTCTCCTTTTCTATATAGACTGTATCGCGAATTGTCCTGTCACGGTAGACTATATGCCACTTGTCAACTAATACTGAATCGCCTTTCTCTTTTACATAGACAGAATCCTTAATGTGAATGGAATCACGTTCATGCACGGTAAGATAAATACTGTCAGTCCTTATTGTCTCCACCGGGACATACCTTATGCTCCGGCATGATCCAAACAACAATAGCAATGCTATCGCTACCGCAATCCATATATAGATCTTTTGTTTCATAAACTTAACACTTGTTTTCTATTGGCACCGTCAGCTCGATAACTGACGTGCACCCATGCAAAATTGCTTTCGTTAATCAATTGATCATAGGGCAGGTTCTTGCGGATATATTCAAACAACAACTTGTTTTGCTGACGGTCTCCAGTATCAATATCAGCAGCTTCCCCTTTCATGTGCTGCGAGGTCTTGCTTCCCTTGACAGCTGCATTAAGTTCCGGACAGCGATAGCCACTGTTTATTGTTATAGGCTTTCCCCACCATGTGCGTAACGGGTCCAGTACGTTATCCACCAAGGCAGTTAGAGCAGTCACATGCTCCTGTCTGCATCTGTTGTTGATACCCAAGCGGTCAGCAGTCGTTGACTTGCAGAGTTCCGCAATTGTAAAATACTTCATTTTTTATCCTCCTTTTTATTTTCGTTGTCAAATAGTATCTGAGCCATGATCTTGGCAATATCATCCTTGTTCTCGATAATCACACTCATTGTCTTCTCAGCCTTGCGCAACTCCGCTTTTTCCCATGATTTTTCACGGACTGATTTAAACTCACAGAAAATGCAGTAACCCGTCCAAATCATTGAAAAAATAGGGAAGGGGATAACTACGCAGCATAACAGGTCAATGAAGCACAATTCTATGAACGGGGTGAAATACTTCTTCGCTTTGACGGCTGTTTTCTTATATCCCGTGGATGTTCTTGCCTCCCCCCGTTGCTTGGCTTTCATTACTCCCGTGATAAGGTCTACTAACATAGCCCCCATTGTAGCTGCAATACACAAGGCTATAAGCACAATATGTATCATCATGTGCTCGTTGATAAAATTGTAGATTACATCTCTCATTGAAAGTAAGTTTTGAACACATTAATATGATAGATATTCACCTGTCCATAGTTGGCATCAAATATCTTCTTGATCTCGTAGCCCAATCCATAAGATAACGCTTTCATTCTTCGCCAGTTGATGGAACGCCAGTTCATATTATGCTCCTTTGCCCAACGCTTGATACTGTACCATTCTTTGGACTCATCAAGTTGCTCGGTCTTCTGTTCTATTTGTTTCTGTTGCTCCTCAATCTTCATTTGCTGTTGGGCAGCTAGCATAAGAGCCTCTCCAAAAGACTGAGGGACGTTATACTGAGAATGAAGCGAGTAACTACCTGTATTTACCACCGAAGGAACAATCTCATCAAATATCCAACTCTCAAACTCGTCAGCTTTCGGCATCTGGCTTTTGGTTATCAAGCGATAGATGTTGCCTTCGCTAATAAACTTCATTGATTTCATTTGTATAGCTGGCGTACCATCTGCTTTTAATCCAGTTTGTACCCCTACTTCCCGAATCGTTATGGAGGCTGGTTTACAGTGATCTATAATTGCTTTTGATGGATTCGAATACTGTAGAGAAGTGGCAATATCCATTCCGCAAAACCAACTTTTACCATTTTCAACATACATACGAACTTTGCCAAATAGTGGGTGTTCGTAAACCATAATTCCACTCATTTCAAGAGCAGACGAAACTTTTTCTACAACTAGCATATTACTTCTTATTATATATTTAATAAACATGTCCTGCACTTTTGCATCACATTAATTATCAACGTTTTTAATTACTTTTGCCTGTTGAATCTTCGTAAGTCGTTGATACAAAATCTAAACGCAAAAATGCGTTTAGTAATTCATCATCTGTATTAAGAATTGACAATACTTCTTATTACAGAGGCATGTCTTCTTTATTTGGTCATACAAAACAAAAAAGAGCCTGCTACGGAAACTAATCCGCAACAAGCTCTTGGCTTTATCAAATATGTAGTATGTCCTTTCGTCATAATCAATGTGGCGTGCATCTTCACACGCTTCCACAAAGATAAATATTGCTTCTTTCTTTCGCAAATAAGAATACAAAAAAAAGAACGACCGCCAGCGAAAAGCACAGCAGCCGTTCAATCCACGCCCTACTCTCTATCCCATTCTCCCAAGAAGACAATATCGAAGATATCAAACAGGTTGTATCCACATGGGAAAAAGGTTAATAAAATATATGTTGTATAATCTGTTATTTTAATTTAGATTAAACAAAAATAATATTTAAATTGTTTGTTAATGAATAAATTAATTTGTTCCTTTGTAGCAGGCAATAGCCTTCATGGTGTGAAGTTACACCATACCCACTTTTAGAACGTGATCACTGTGGAGGCAATTGCTGTATTATAACGGTGGTTGCCTTTATTGTTGAACAATGAAACAATGGTTTAAGATACCTTCTTTAAAGAAGTCGAATAAGGATATGTATAGTGATGCTACTTATCATGGTAAAGATGATGGTGGTAATTTTATTTATGTTCCTAAATGGGTGGAAAATCTGTTTTCTGGCAATAGAGGGAATATAGATTTTGACATGTCGACCGTTGAAGGGAAATCAAGAGCCTTACATGAATGTTGGCCGTTTGCAATGGTTCTAGATCATTGCGGAAGAATGATGCAGAATGGGCGGTATTATGTGACGGATATTAACGGAAACGAGAAGAGGAGTTTCAAAGACATTGTGACTCTTCTGAATCGTCCGAATGTGATACAGAGTGGGCGTTCTTTTATAAAGCAGATTGAGATATCTTTGAAGTGTTTCGGATTTTGCCCTGTCTATACACTAAGAGCTTTAAAGTCTGATCTCCCTAAATCCATGATGGTAATACCTCCCGAATTATTCTACATGGAATCATTCGGTAAGGGCCCGTTTACTCAAACAGAGCTTTCTTCAATTGCTAGTAAGGTATATATACGTTGGGGAAATGAGAATATAGAACTTGGTGATGAGGAGTATTTTGTCATATACGATTCGATAATGGATATTCCAAGTAATAATGGAGGGAGAATTACCTTCCACTCCCCTGTGGACGCATTATCTACTCATACTCGAAACTATATGGCTCAACTGATAGGGAGAGGAAACCTTATTGTTAATGGAGGACCTAAAGGGATACTATACGGAAATGATACGACTGACGTAGGGAATGCAGCTATTACTCCGTCTGAATCCAAGAAATTGCAGGATGATTTCAAAAGGAAATATGGTATAGTGCATAAGTTGTATGAAATCATGGTGACTCCTAAGAAACTAGGGTGGATTACATTAGGGTCAAATACAGACCAATTGAAGCTTCATGAGGAGGATAAGGCGTGTTTGGAAGCGATAGCTCAGACGATAGGCTTTGACCCCAATCTGATTATACAAGGAAGTACTTATGATAACTCTTCTCAAGCAAAGAAAGCGGCATATCAGGACCTTATTATACCTGACAGTGAATCTATAACAGAGGCTCTGACTAATGCTATATGTAAGGACAGGGCAATAATCAAAATGGACTTCACTCATGTCCCTTGCCTTCAAAAGGATATGAAAGAATTGGCGGATGCCTTGTCTACAGCCTCTAATGCTGTAGCTTCATTGTATAACAATCGGCTGATTACTTTTGAAGAGGCAAGAACCGAAATGTCCAATTTTACAGATATTGATCCTGATAATCCTAAGGGAGAATTTAAAAGTGAAATAAATAATGATGGAGACAAGCAAATACAAAAACAGGCTGGGGAAGCAGTATAAATCCTTAGCTTTTTATGCAAAGGAGATACAATATGATTCTGGCAGCAGAACTATCAGTGGCTATGCTGCGGTTTTCAATAACATTGATAAGTCCGGTGACATGCTCCTGAAAGGTTGTTTTTCAAAAAGCATACAGGAGAGAGGCCCGGGAAGTTCTGCTAATGATAAGATTATCATGTTGTGGATGCATGACATGCATGAGCCTATAGGACGCATTACGCTTCTGCAAGAAGATGAGAAAGGGCTTTACTTTGAAGCGTCTATTGATGATGTGGAAAGAGGAAATCAAGCGTTGAAGCAGCTTGAAAGTGGCACTTTGAACCAGTTCTCTATAGGTTATAGTTATGTATGGGAAAAATGTGAATATGACAGGGAACGTGATTGCTTGGTTGTAAAGGAAGTCATTCTGTATGAGATATCCGTAGTGTCCATAGGATGTAACGGAGAAACTGAATATCTTGGTCTGAAATCGGCAGAAGAATATGAAAGTGCGTTGGAGTCACTTCCGGTTGAAATAAGTGATGTATGTAAAGGACTTCCGATAAGAAAGAGGGAGGAAATCCAAATGTTAGTAAGAAAAGCGATGTCACTCGCTCGATACAAGCCGGCAGACAAGCCACTTGATGAAGAGGGAGCCGATGAAAAAATAAAACTATTTACAAAACCTTTAAAACTTAAAGAAGCATGAAATTTGACTTTTTAAGCAAAATTGATTTGTCGGTAATGGATGAGGTTTCCGTGAAGTCATTACAGGCGTTGCAGGACGCAATAAACGCTACTGTAGGCGATTTCATGGACGATACTATCGACAAAAAAACTTTTGAGGATAAATTAAATGAGGTTTCTCAAAAGATAGATTCCGAAAAGGAATTGGAAACAGTGCGTAAGGAACTTGATGAGATGAAAGAGATAATCGTTCGCATGAAAGGTGCAATGCATAAGAATGAAGACGGGCAAATGGTGTTCAAGTCTGTAGACCAGCAGATTGAAGAGCAACTGAAGGATTTCATCACAGTAGGCAAGCATGGAGAGAAAACTGTGGACTTGAAAACGGCTTGTAAGCAGTCCCCCGGTTTTAAGAAAAGCCTTACGCTTGTTATAAACAAGAAGGAGGTTGAGCCCTTGAAGAGTACGGGTGTGGCACCACATTATAACATGACAATTGATAGTCAGTTATCTGTTGATCCACGTTCCCAGACTGTAATCCGTAAATTTGCCAATGTGGCAGCAATATCTACACGATCATTGACTTATGCGGAGTTCAATCCAGGTGAAGAAGAAGCTGAATGGGTTCCAGAAGGCGGTCTTAAGCCTATGATGAGCGGTACATTGGCAGAAGTTACTATCAATGCTGGCAAAGTGGCTCTTGGCACAAAAGTAACCGAAGAAACATTATCTGATTTGCCTCAGTTGGTTGCGGAGGTTAGGGCTGAGATTATCAATCGTATTGGTTTGAAAGAAGAAGAAGGTATTCTGTCTGGTACTGGTTCCGGCGGTCAGATTAAAGGGATTGGGAGTGATATACCTACATTCTCTTTGACAGCTCTGAAAGTAGAGAAACCCAACACTTATGATGTTATTGTTGGTATGTATACACAGATTGTATCAATGTCCAATATGGCTTATCGTCCAAACCTTGTGCTTATGCATCCTCTTGACTATGCACAGATGCAGTTGACTAAGGATGTTAATGGACAATATCTCCGTCCTTTCCGTATTGGCGATGAACTGATTCAAGGTTTGAAAGTGGAAACCAGCACTGCAATCAAACAAGGTGATATTTGGGTTGGCGATTTTAACTATCTTAACATCCGTGATGTATGGGTTCTTACCATTACACTTGGATGGGAAAATGATGATTTCACTAAAAATATGGTGACTATCCTTGGTGAAAAACGTCTTATGGTGTATATTAAAAAGCAATATAAAACTGCATTTGTCAAGGATAAGATTGCGACCGTTATTGAAGCTATAACCCCTGCCGGTATTGGCGGATAAATTTATTAAACATTATGAAAGTAAATTTGACTAAAACTTATGAGGTTGAGTTCGCAAAGGACGGGGCCGTTTATAAAAAAGGTGATAAAGTAAGTGTTAATATGTTACTTGCAGGTAAGTTCTTCCAAGATGGACGTGTTGCCACTGTTCCTTCGGAATTGATGGAAGACGCTAAGAAAATCGGTGCTGAAGATTTGTTCAATAAAAAGAAGAACCTCAAAGATATTGTGTAATGTTGGTGGATTATACTTTTTTCCAAGGTGGTATTCTTGATATCGAAGGTGCAGTATTGAATATACATACTCCTTCTGAGACTAATAAGGCAATTGTTGACAGCCTTCAAGGCTTTGTAATGCAATATGAGCCGGAATATTTAGAGAAGCTCCTAGGGGAAAAGTTGTATAAGGAATTCTCATCCTATATTTCCAACGATGGAAAAACTAAGGAAAAAAGATGGGATGATCTTATAGCGCATCTTGTCATGAAATATAGTGATGGCGATAGGGAGATTTCCAAATCCCCCATCGCCAACTATATATACTTCCATTACTTGAGACATAATCACACTCAGGCGACTATTACAGGAGTGAAGGCTGATGGAGATGATGGCCGTCTTGTAAGTCCCGAAAGGAAAATGATGTTTGCATGGAACGACATGGTAAGAATGAATATCAGACTTGTGAGATGGCTTCAAGGCAATAATGCGGACTATCCGGATATCGCCACCGATTTCGAATTGATGGAAACAATTAATTCCTTTGGGTTATGATAATTGATATAATATCAGATGTATGTGCTTCCTTGTCAAAAAGAATGGATCAACAGATAAATTACATATATGGTGACAGTTCTTATATAAGGGAAACACTTCTTCTTCTTGGGAAAAGCAGGGTGACAGCATCGGGAAAATTCCCAATGATAGGGCTGTATGTTCCCTTAGACGAGGAAAGGGATAGTGAGAATTATTTTTGTAAGGCATCTGTAAACATAATAATCGCTACCAATACACTGGAAAAGTATACAAATGAACAACGTCGTGAGATATCTTTTGAAGGTATTCTTCGACCTTTGTATTACGGATTCATAGAAGAGTTAAAAAAATGTGATAAATTTGATTTCGGTTACTCCGGTATTGTAAGCCATACATATTCAGAAAATTATAGTTTTGGAAGACGTGGCGCTGTTGATGTTGACGGTAAGGAAGTTGGCGAAAAGATAGATGCTATTGAAATAAAGAATTTGGATTTAACAGTTAAAAATCAGAATTGTTATGCGAACAGATATTAGAGAGTGCGGCAGCACGTCCGGATTTAATACTGGAATGAGTTACTGCCCCCTGCAACCGGACAAGGTCGCAGGTGTTATATTGGTCATTCATGGCAAAAAACTGCCCAAAGAATTGACTGCTGAGGCTTTGGAGGAAGCCTGTCATGCTGATTATCCGGACAGAATTTATCCTATTACAGGATTTTCGGAATACGCGGTAAGCGGCGGTGAACCCAATACAACAGAAAATGGTTATGCCGGGTCGGAAATAACGGGCTATTCGGCAAGGACGGATACATTCACGTTGCGTAAGTTTAATCTAGCTTTACAAGCTAATCTTGTAGCCAACAAGGATACATTGTTTGATATGTATGTTTTTGACAAGAATAATGTAATCTACGGAGAAGATGACGGGACAGATGAACTTGCGGGTTTTGCATTATCTGGTGTTTACCCTACAGGACAGGCTTATGATTCAAGCGGTCAGAAGGCTTATCTTGCGTTTAATGCGATGTATTCCGATACCGAGAAGATGATGAAAAACATGTCTGTAAAGCAAGCGGGTGTCAATTTGGAAAATGTTCTCAAGGGATTGAATTACGTTGAGTTTGTCAAAATGACATCTCCTGAAAATACATATAAGCTCGTGGATCATTATGACCGCACGGATCTTACTGCATATTATGGATCTATATTGTCTGAGAAGGCTTCAACGGTCGTTTCTGGTGCATCAGCACTGGAATACAGTAACGGTGTGCTTACAGCGACAGGAGGTGTGCCGGTGCTTAAATCTCCTTCTATTTTACAGGCTAATGGGGTCATTGGAATTGAACAATGGGTACAATGAGAATTAATGGAGTCACATTTATAGAGTCCGAGGTGGTCAAACTTTCATTGGATGAGTTTGTCGCTCAGAATATAGATGTATTCTGGAAGGACATTTCTAGAGAAAGGCGGAAATCAAGGCTGGTTTCCGTATATAATAGAATTATCAATAACAGTAATTTAGGAGGCGGGGGAGATTGATCCCCCGTTTTGCTATGACATTGGAGGAATACGCGAGATGTTGGAAGAAATTGGCTGATGGCATTCAGCCAATGATAAGGGATAAGATGGAAAGGGATGTTCCTCAGTTTGAGGAATATATACGAGAACAGCTATATAGTGGTGTTGATGGCGATGAAAGTCCTTTAATTCCCGGATATACAGAGGACCCATACTTTAAAAAAACTTATGGAGAGCATTGGAAGAAAAACGCCGAACGCTATAAAAATTGGAAGACAAAGATACAGAAACCGAAACCTTCATATTTGGGTTTTTCTGCAAGAGGAAATAATACTCCAAACCTTATCATACGTGGAGATTTTTATAGTTCCATCACGGCAATACCAATATCAAATGGTATAAGGATTGCCAGCTATGGCGTTTCTTTTGGTTCTGATATTGAGAAGAAATATGGTTATAAAATTTTCAAGGTAAGCTCCAAAGCAAGGAGGCATTATGTTACGTACAGGCTTATGCCCTCTATTGATAAATTTATAAGGAGGTGCGAATTATGAAAAACTGCTTGTGCCAAGGAAATAAATCAATGAGGGAGATGGAACATATGCGTTCAATCGCAGAGAAGGCTGCTGTTATGGATGAATGTGTTTATATATTATATAAGGTTGGAGATGTGTATAAGTTCTGTCGTGAAGGTGAAAACTGGTCGGGTGAGTTTGTAGAATTCATATTTCCGTAAAATGGTGATTTTTATCATTCTATTATTTTGGCGTTTCCCGTATTATTTATTAATTTAGCAACAGCGATAGATAGAGGTTTCGCATAGAAAGATATTATATATTCATTAAGAGTAATGGATATGATGCGGTGGCCGACTCCTCTATATCGGTTGCCGCATTTTTTATATCCCGTATTAAGATGTACGGAACATCTTGTGAACGAAAAGACATGAAAACGAATCAAATCATGATTCGCCCAATGGGTGAATTTACAGTTAGTCAGAGAACAAAAGATGGCTATTTTGACGGTGGGGACTTGTTACGTCAATGGAATTCAGTAAAAGGAAATGAACAAAGAAAAATGGATGAGTTTCTTTTGGCTAAAAGAACTGGAGATTTTATAGAAGCGCTCATAGCTGAAGAACGTGAAAATGGTTTAGGGGAAAATTCCCCTAAAATTGATAATCAGGTAGTTAAGAAGAGTAAGGTTAAAGAGAAGGGTAAAGCTGGCAGACCTAAAGAAGAAGTATGGATGCATCCTTTCTTATTTACCAAATTTGCCATGTGGATTAATCCTCGCTTTGAAGTAAAGGTAATACGCTTCGTATATGATGAGATGATTCAATACCGTAATTTAGCTGGAGATGCTTATCCTGCTATGTGTCGTGCCGTTTGTTCAATACTCCCTGGGGATATATTCCAGAAAAAGATTAAGGACTTAGCCAAGTCTCTAAACATCATAGTTTATGGCAAACATGAATCAGAAATGCGTAATAAGATTGGCGATGAAGATAAAATCCGCGAATTATATGAGTTAGAATTACAGATAGCTCAATGGATAGATTTAGGCTTTATCAAAGACTATAACAGCCTTAAATCTACATTGACTAAATTGTATTACCGGAAATATCCCAATGTTCTCCCAATGTAAATATTGATTTTTCCTCAAATGTCTTGTGCGAAAAGATATTTATTTTTTAATTGAAAAACAAAACTATCATTTATGTTGTAATTTAGATTTTGTCTAAATTGTGACTGTGATATTTAATAATTGCGTTACTATATATTACTATGCGTTACTTAGTATTACTATTAATTGATATTGTCTTTTGTTTAATATTCATACCATTGTATAAGATAAAAACATCATTTACCTTTGTATCTGTAACAAGTGCAAGGCGTTACTTGATGTTGATTAAATATTCTCCTATTGGAGTTTATATATGACTGTTCCGTAGTAGCTTGCACCTATTACGGAACTTTCTTTTTATACAATTCCAAGCGTGGATAGTATAAGGGAGGAAAGCAGGAGTGAATAATGGCACAATGGGGTTCGATTCCTCACCTGCTACAATCAGTCAAAATAAATCCCCGAAGGCGGAAGTGACTGAGCCGCCAACGGGGAACAATATTAATCTTATATCGCAAAGATATGGAAAATTTTAATAAGTTAATACCTATTGATGGGGAAAATGGCGAAAAAAGAACAATAAGTTCACTGCAAATTGCAGAAATTACAGGTAAGGCATATTGTGGCGTGTTGAAAGTCATTAGAAAGATGGATATTATGCGTGTGAAAATAACAATGAAAAATATATTTTCATTATTTGTTTGTTTGAAAAAATGTTGTACCTTTGTAGTGCTACAACTTACTATTAAATATGCCAATGGGATTTTTTATGCCCGTAAGGAAACTTATATATTAAAATATAGGCAGACGATATCCGTGTATCATCGCCCAATGGCAATGGTAGGTTGTAGCAAACTAGGATATTTGTCTGCTTTTTTATTTAATAACAAATAATTTCATTTCATGCTACAACCAAATGAAATCTATTTGAACGGGAATAATAGTACCGTACAGATTGCGTCAGCTCACGAAACGAGCAAGACTTTCTCCTATAATGGAAACGAAGTACTTTTTGACATCAAAGATGATGTTATGGTTAACGCCACACAGCTTGCTAAAATCTACGGAAAGCGTCCCAATGATTATTTGTCCTTACCTGCTACAAATCAATTAATTAACGCAATTACAAGAAAATATGGTATTTCTGAAAATCAATTAGTTATATCAAAGGCAGGTTCATCACATAACGGAGGTGGTACTTGGATGCACAGATTAATAGTAGTTGATTTCTGTCAATGGTTAGACATTGATTTGAAACTGTGGTGTACTGAAAAACTTGATGAGTTGATGCGATACGGCATGACCGCCACGCAGCCAACGCTTGAGCAGATGATAAACAACCCTGACCTTGTTATCAGTCTTGCCACACAGCTAAAGAGCGAACGGGAGGAAAAGCAACGATTGGCATTGGAAGTGCAGAAGAAGGAACAGGAGAAGCAGTCTATTATAGAAGAAACAAAACCCGCTGTAGTTTTCAAAGAATGTTTTACAAGTTCGTCTACCAATATTCTCATAGGAGATCTTGCGAAACTTATCACCCAAAACGGATATAAGATTGGAGAAATAAGGCTTTATGAATGGATGGTAGAGAACAAGTTCCTTATCAGAAGGCAGCGATACAGCAGATCGAAGAATAAATATATAAATGACTATATGCCTACACAGAGGGCGGCAGAAATGGGATTGTTCTTCGTGAAAGAAAGACCGATAGTATCGGGTGAAAATCCCATTTTTATAAAACATACCTGTTACGTTACAGGTAAAGGTCAGGTGTATTTTCTGAATAAGTTTAAATCTTTAATGGCTGCATGATCATGGAAATAAAAATGAATAATAGCTTAACATTTGATGAAGTAGCAGATAAGTTGGGATGTTCAGTGGAGGATCTTCAAAAAATAGCTTTAGAAAATGGATTGATTGACGAGAATGGGAATCCTACCGAAATGGCAATAAGAGAGGGCCTTTTTTCTCAATATGCGACAATGGAAGATGAATATGGTACAGTAAATATAACAGTATCACATTCCGAATACGATATGATAGCAGTGTGTATATCAGATCCTGAAGACCATGAGCGTGACAGTGTGGCTTTTATTTCAAGAGAAAAAGCTCATGCATTAGGAGAATATCTTCTTAATATGTAATAACAATATTATTTATTAATCAAGTCTTTCCCACCTTATCTTACGAGGTGGGCAGACTATTTACATCCGTTAACGTTGCGATTCGCAACATAACCCGAAAAGACTATGAAAACAATAGATAAACTTGAAATTATACTTCAAAAAATGAAAGAACAAAATAATAGACTTGAACGGATATACGGCAAGCATCTCAAACTGATTGTATGCACTGGGAAAAGAAGTGAGAAGGTGAAATTTAAACATGAAGATTGAAATGCTATGTTTATAATTTATTTAGACAATATTCTAAATTGTAAACAAATGTGTCATAATGTTTTGATTTGATTTTAAAAGTATATTACTTTGCTGAAAATAACCAAATTATTATAACTATATAAAAAAAGTATGATATGACAATAGGAACTGTTGTTTTTTTATTAGCAACTGCTATAGTCTTGTTTATGGGCAGGACTGTTATTATGCGTTTTTTAAAAGATAATCTATTGATAAATCTTTCTAAAGGAACTTATGCAAAAAGTGTAATTATTTTTATTTCTTTAATTACTGTTTTATTATTGTATACTGGTGGTTATTTTAGAGTTAATAAAAGGGGAAGTTCTAATAATAATTCTTATGTAGTTTCGCAGGCGTTCAGAGATGCTAAGAACGGTATAAAAAAAATATTAAAATCTCCATCATCTGCGAAATTTGCAGATGAATTTGATGATGAAACAAAATATAAAATAAACTCTGATGGATCAATTATAATTCAATCCTATGTTGACTCGCAAAATAGTTTTGGAGCTATGGTCCGTACCCATTATAGATGTACTGTAAGGAATGGAGAAATAGAAGATGTTGTTACATGGTGATTGATTAATATTTTCACTTTAGAGAGAATATTTATTGAAAAAAGAGAAGGTTTTGCTTCTCTTTTTTATTTTCTTATCTTTCTAATAATGAATTAATCACTATCTTTGCTCTTAGAAGGTGCATGAAGTCATGTATTACCCAAAACTTACGAAAAGACTATGGCAGGAGCAGAATTTAAAATCACGGATGAAATCTCGTCCAGTATATTTACAAAGCTTGAAAAACTTTCTAAGGATTTGAAAACATTGGATGATGATTTTAAGAGAACATCCAATAGTTATGCGGATTTTGCTTCGAAACTGGCGATTCAAATCAATGCAAGTCCTGGAAATTTGTCGGAATTGGATAAAAAAAGCAAGGAATACGAGCAGACAGTAAAAAAACTACATGATACCCAGAATAAACTTGCCGACTTGCAACAAAAATACAAGGAATCACTTAAGCAAGTTAATGAAGTAACCAAACAGGCGGTAAATAATGCGCAAGAGGACGCAAAAGCAAAGAAACTTAATGCTGAAGCTGAATTGAAACTTGAGAAGGCGCAGACAGAGCGTCTACGCCAGCAAAAACTACTGAATCAGGAACAGAAAAAACAAAAACTGACTACAGAACAGGCGATACAGCTTTCAAAACAAGAAGTCCATTCAATTGCTGAAGCTGAAGCCGTAAATAAGCAATTACGTCAGGCTGTGAAGGATTTGACAGATGCGGAAGATAAAGAAGGGAAGATACGTCAGCAATTGAATTCGGCAATAAATCAGAACACTAATTATATAAAAAGGAATCGCGATGCGTATGTGCAGGCGAAAATGACAGTCGGCGATTACAAGGAGCAGATAAAACTGGCAATAGTGGAATTGAAGAACGGCAATGATTCAATGAAAAACTTTGGTATTGTCGCAAAAGGGTTTGGAGGAATAATCAAGACTAGTATTGCTGGTGGAACCAGACAGGTCGCTTCTAATGTGGGTTCAATGATCAAGGGCTTTGTCGGAGCCCAAGCGGTTATTACAGGAATTCAGAAGCTAATAGGAGCATTTAAACAGGGGATTAATACGGCAATTGACTTTGAAGCTGCAAACAGTAAACTCGCAGCCATATTGGGTACGACCAAAGGAGAGATAAAAGACTTGACAGCAGATGCTAGGCGTTTGGGAGAAACGACAAAATACACCGCCTCAGAAGCGACCAACCTGCAAATAGAATTATCCAAATTAGGCTTTTCCAAGACAGAGATACTTGATATGACCGAGGGAGTGCTGAAATTTGCCCAGGCTACTGGTGCTGAATTGCCGGAAGCTGCTGCTTTGGCTGGTGCGGCTCTACGTATGTTCGGGGCTGATACGGAAGAAACGGAACGGTACGTATCCGCAATGGCTGTCGCAACAACCAAGAGCGCCCTTTCCTTTTCCTACCTTCAGACAGCAATGCCCATCGTCGGACCTGTTGCCAAGGCCTTCAACTTCACAATAGAAGACACATTGGCCTTATTGGGCAAACTGGCAGACGCAGGATTTGATGCTTCCATGTCGGCTACAGCCACCCGGAATATATTACTGAATTTGGCTGATGGCAGTGGTAAATTAGCACAAGCTCTTGGTGGACCAGTTAAGACATTACCGGAATTGGTTGACGGATTGAAAAGATTAAAAGAACAAGGGATTGATCTGAATTCCACACTGGAAATGACCGATAAACGAAGTGTGGCAGCTTTTAACGCCTTTCTGACCGCATCAGACAAGATCGTTCCTCTCCGTGACCAGATTACAGGAGTGGAAGATGACTTGAATAAAATGGCCGATACTATGGGGAACAATGTACAAGGCGCATTGTATAACTTATCATCAGCCTGGGAATCTTTGATGCTGACTATAATGGACAATACCGGAGCCATGAAGGATTTTATCGACATGGCAACAAATGGCATACGCAAAATAAATGAATGGCTAATGAGTGCGGAACAACTTGCAGATAAGCAAGTTGAAACAGCCAAGAGAGCAGCATCCCCTTATGCGGAGGAATCCATAAAATCTGAGATTATTGCCATAAACCGTTTGAAAGATGAATATATAAAAGCTGGGGATGACGAAACGACAGCGTTGGAAAAAGCCAAAAATGAAAGAATTGCCGTTCTTGAACAGGAGTTATCAAAGCAACAGTCTTTAAGGAATAAATTCTATAATGAGAACCAGCAATTATGGAAAGATATGGAAGATGCTTCATTCTTCAAACAGGCGTTGGGATTGGAAAAGACAAATGCCGAATTCGGTAAAGAACAGACAAGAACTTGGAATGAATATCTGGATAAAGTAACTAAAGTGACTTCTTTGGAAAAACAGATTGCGGATATCAGGGAAATATCAAATTCTATTGATGATGCATCTGGAACGTCTACGACTTTAACAGACAAGCAAAAAAAGGAATTGGAGAAGCAACGTAAAGAACAACTTAGAATCGATAAGGCGTATCAGCAGAGCAGATTGGAGTTAATGGATGAAGGTCTAGAAAAAGAACTTGCGAGTATTCGGTTGAATTATACGCAACGTATAGCAGAGGTGAAAGGAAATAGTGAGAAAGAAAATGAAACCCGTAAAAACCTTGCTGAGAAGATGCAGGAAGAACTTGCCAATAAAGAGATCGATTTCTATCTGAGTCAGGAGAAGAAAAAGTTACAGATAACATTAGAAGCAGTCAAAGAGGGAAGCGAAGAGCAACGTGAGTTGAGAATGCGAATGATAGATTTGGATGAAGAGGCTGAGATAAACGCCATGAAGGGGAATTATGAGAATCTTCAGGCAGTAAGGGACAAATACGAGAAAAAGCGCATAGACGAGCTGAACAGGCAGACATATGAAGATATCAAAAGAATGGAGAATTCTGCTTCACGGCAGGCGGAGGCATTTGTGGTAGGGCTTGCTGAACAGCAGAACGAGCTTGAAAAAAGCCACCTGAAAGGCGAGATGAGTGAAGAGAAATATAAGGAGGCCCTTTATAAACTCACGATAAAATATAATAAAGAAATGCTTTTGGCTCAGATATCAGCAGCCGAGGCTGAATTGAAAGTGGCGGAGGCAACCGGTACCATCCCACAGGAGAAGATAGAGGAATTAAGGCTGAAACTCCAAAAGCTGCGCGCGGATTTTGGTTCGTTATTGAATGATGAGGCGTCTAATGAAGCTGAAAAAGGGAAGAAACAAGTAGAGGATTGGGCGGATGCTTTGAAAAACATTACAGATTCCTTTCCTTCCGAACAAAGCGGGGTTGCAGATTTCTTCTCAGGGATTAATGATGTGCTTGGAGATTTGGCCAAAAAAGCCCAAGAGGCAGGTGGTTCTTTTTCTGATATGTGGGCTAATATGTCAAATGGAGAAAGGCTTAAGCTTGTTTTAGGAAGTTTGGCTAAAATCTCTGACGGTTTGAATTCCATGATGCAGAACATATACGAGAACCGCATATCCAAAATTGAAGAGGAGCAGGAAGCCAATGAGGAAGCGGGGGAACAAGAACTGGCAAGGATTGAGCGTCTTGAAGAAACAGGTGCTATCAGTTCGGAAGAAGCGGAGGCCCGTAAACGTGCCGCTGAGGATAAAACAGCACGAAAAAATGAAGAATTGGAGAAGAAGAAAGCTCAATTGCAACAAAAACAGGCAAGATGGGATAAAGCCAATAGCATCATACAGGCTACTATTGCAACGGCTTTGGCTGTAGCGAAGGCGTTGCCTAATTTCGTACTTGCTGGTATTGCGGCGGCTATGGGGGCTGCGCAAATAGCTGTGATAGCATCACAACCTATACCTAAGTATGCCAAGGGTACTGATTCGCATAAAGGCGGATTGGCTGTAGTGGGTGATGGTGGTGTTCCTGAAACAATTGTTACTGAAAAAGGAGCGTATATTACTCCGTCTGTCCCTACTTTGGTTGACATCCCTAAAGGTGCGAAGGTTATACCTTATGCTGTGGATATGGACAGGATAAAGGCTCATGCAAATGATTTTGATGGTCTTATGGCATATAGAAGCGAAAACGATCTTCCTCCTGTATCAATAGTTAATGATTATAGTGAACTGGAGAAAAAGATAGGGCATCTGGAAAAATCACAGCAGATAGGATTTGCAAAATTAGCCAAGGCGATAAGAGAAAACAATTATCAGCAATTTTCAAAAAGTATCTGATTATGAGGTATACAAGTGACATATATGAACTTCCCTTGTCCGTTTTTATAGAGATTTATACCAATGATAGCAATACTATTGAATTTGACGATGAGGACAAAGGGGCTGCATCGGCAAAAATTATCAATGACTATATAGAAATTGTCGGGAGCAAACAGTTGTTCTCTGAGATATTGAATTGTAATGAGCGTATGAATCTTGCAATGACCGTGGAGTGCATGAAGGCATGTGAGAACATGATGAAGTTGAAAATGTATGATGAGGTGCGTGATATCCTGATGAAGATAGGTTATTCGTGTAAAAAAGGTGATGTAATGGCTATGAATGCTAGAATATCCGCATTAAATTCCCGTGCACAATATGATTTGGATAAGATAAGTAAGGAAAAGAATGAGGGACTGAAGGAGAAGCCTACAAAACGTGGATTTATAAATGAAGTTGTCGCTATTGGGAAGTATAATAAGATGTATATCAATCCGAAAGAATGGACCGCCGGATCTTATGCCTGTCTTGTAAGGCAGACATGTGACGAAATCGATGGGTTGAATCGTAAAATGAAATAATTATGTATTATCGATGTGAGTTACTTATAAATGGTCTGAAGTACAGGGTTACTGATGATCTTGAAAATTGGGACGAGGTGAAGGCTAGTTTCAAGAGAAATGACTATGACGGTGTTATCCGTACATTTTCCAACAAATTTTCTTTTGCTGGGGATGCTAGAAAATTGCTGTTAAAACAATATGATGAAGATTATTTGAATGCTTCTGCCTCAATAATAATAAGTACAAGAAATAACAGTTGGTTGTATAATGAACGGTTTAGTTGCGCTCTCAATTTTTCTACATTGCAGGATAATGGTCGTATCTTACAGATAAATGCCGTGGATGATAGCGTGGCGTCCATGATAAAGTCAAAAAAAGGAACTCAATATGAATATTCGGTCGAAGAGGTGAAAAGCCCCATTCCTCTTGTTTATGACGGACTTGAACTTTCAGAATCAGCAAAATGGATTCCTACAGGTGATACATTGGAAGACGATGACACTCTTATTAATGTTTATTTCAGCAAGAAAATGTCACCAATGCCAATATATATAACTGCCAGTGATTCCTTAATAAAGGGGTCTCTTGAATTTAATGATCAAACAGTAGGTGGTGATGATGTATATTCGATAAAGGCTCTGAAATCAATTAGGATAAATATAGAGTTTAATATTGATATGTTTGTGTTTAGGAAATATCAGTCTGGTGCTTTGGGATATGATGTAAGAGGTGTGAGGCTCCAGATTATGAAGATAAGTAATGAGATTGATAGTAATGGGGAAGCGGTGACTACGGAAACGGTGATAGGAAGTTTTGAACTTACGACAGAATCAGAAACGCCAGTGGAAAAGAAGGTTTCGGAATCGTACAATATAAGTCTTTTGCATAATGATAAAATAATAGTGAGAGCTATGTATGTCAATGAGAAAGAAGAGATTGTACCTGTATTGCCGGATTTGCCATACAAAGTCTCAACATCAAGTTATTTTAAAGCATCATGGAAAAATCGAATAAACCCTGTTGAGATGGATGTTATAAAGCCCGATACATTGCTGAACAGATTGCTTAAAAGTATTAATGGAGAGAAAGATGGTTTGACTGGAGTGATTGAGGGGACAGGAGATAGAAGGCTTGATAATTGTATGCTCTTGGCGGCTGAATCAGCCCGTAAGATTCCTGGAGCCAAAATATATACATCCTTCACCAAATTTGCAAACTGGATGAGTTATGTGTTTGGTTATGCTTACGACATATCCGGGAATACAGTAACTTTTCGGCATAGAAGCAAATACTTCTCGGATGATGTTGTCAAAAGGATAGATGATTTATCTGATTATGAGATGAAGGTTAATTCTGCATTGGTGTATTCTCGGATACGGATAGGCTTTGACAAACAGGATTACGACACGGCTAATGGAAAGGATGAGTTCCGTTTTACGAATGAATATACCACAGGCGTGACCATGACGGACAATAGCCTTGAAATGATATCTCCATACCGTGCGGACGCATACGGCATAGAGTTCCTTGCTGACAAGATAGGTGAAGATACTACAGACAACGAAAGTGACACTGATTTATTTATGGTAGGGGTAAAATCTGATTCGTCTGGACTTAAGTATATATTGAACAGGGATTATCTTATGGGTGGCGTTCTCAGCCCTGACACAATGTTCAATGCCATGTTTTCCCCTTCTTCTATGGTTTTGGCCAATGAAGCATACATCGGCTCATCTGTTGAGATGCTTACTTTTGCGTCATCAGATGGTAATAGTGATGTGGGTATTGATGGAATGGGGGAAAGTAGGGATATAATTCTTTCAAAAAGGATGTTTACTGTGGCGGAGGTGGAATTTGAGACTTCGGATGTGGAACTTCCGGAAGATCTTACAGGAATTGTTGAAATGGAATACCAAGGCAAAGTTGTACAGGGATATTATCAGCAGGCTGATTACAATTTTACAAAATCACAAAGTTCAAAGGTAACTTTGATCGTGAAAAATTTAAATTCGTTATAAAGATTCAAATTTTAATTGTTATATTTGCAATGAAAGCTTGTGAAGTCACAAGTTACTAGAAACTTACGAAAAGACTATGATATCAATCGGAGATGTTTGTCCGTTATTCTTTAAACCGCTGAAATATAAATATTCAAATGCTGGATGTTTCAGACAAGTATTTTCTGTGTCAGACAACATCCTGCTGCAAATCTTTTGTGATAACGGCGAAAAACCTTCAGCTTATTTGAATGATAAGATCGGCAATATTTCCTCCAAGATAACACTGCTTACTTATGATGTAAATGAAAGCATTAAGATGTATTATGCCTCATTATCTCCTTCGGAGGGGATATATACAGTAACTATAGGCGATAAAGAATGTGAGGAGTTCTGCGTGTGTGAGAATATAGGTGATTCTATTCTGATTGAATATTCCCATAAAGATAATAATTCTGCGTTTGATAATATATTCTGGATTGATGAGGTTCGGCAGATGTTCCAGTTCAGAATAATAGGAGGATTCAAGCCGGATGGGGTGGAGTTGAAAGTTGAAAACGAACAGTTTGTGAATCAGAAGCAGGAGATAATAGAAATGTATTCTCTCCCTTATAAAACATTTGATTTTGTTTTCGGGACAAGTTGTGGCGTTCCGTATTATATAGCGGAGTTTATAAATAAGGTACTTTGCCTTTCTCACGTCAGCATAAACGGTAATTTGTTTGTACGGGAAGGGGATTCTGTCCCGGAAAAGATTGATACAATAGGTAAGAAACAGATGTTTATATATAAAGTGACTTTACGCCCTAGACAAAATGATATCGCCGGGATCGGAGGCAAAACAGAGATTGCAACTTCATCTTCAGGAATCGCGTTTTTACTAACTAATCCAGAAGAGGACGATGTGTTGAAATATAAGAAGGCGAAAGCTGCTTTTGTTAATGAAAATTACGTGTAATCATGGCTAGAAATCGTCCTATAAAGATATTGTGGTACGGTTCGGAAACGGATGATGAAGGAAATCCGATTATACCGAAAATATCCCCGTCATTTGAAAAGCGACTGGAAGGGTTGAATGAGGGAGAGATATACATACATAATGATGATAATAATCCTTCTATTTACATAAGAACCAATAAAGACAGGGTTGTTGCCATATCGGGAGGTGCAAATATAAGTGAATTGGCTAAATATTTTTTGCGCAAAGACAAGGAGGACTCTACAAATTTTCTTTTATCATTACTGGGCGGAACTGTCATTAAGAAATATGCCAAGTTCGGTGATTTCGTTACCGGCGTATTAGGTGGATACATAGACGAAAAGGGCAATCTTGAAATGGAAAGCGGTGTATTTCGTAAGCGTTTGTTTGTTCCTGAAATAGCCTATAACCGTACAACCTATTTCAAAGGACGTATGGTAAACTCCCCCGGTGGTGGTTGTACCGTATTGTCATACGTGGATAACGGCGATGGAACCTACACCATCACTCCCGATCTGACGGACGCGGACGGATTGAGCCAGTTTGTTGATGATATCCTTACCACCTATTTTGTGACTAAAAATAGCGAAGGCAAGCTGAACGGCTTTGAAGAAATGAAATTCCGGGTGACTGCCGCAGATTATACAGCCAAGAAGTTTACTGTCATTCCCCGTCCGGGGCATTCTGACTGGAAACCTGCCGAGCAGATGGTATTGGCACAAACAGGTAACTTTACGGACCCGGAACGCCAGACTTATATACTTATTGATTCAGTCAACGGAAACAACTGTATTACATTTTTTGACAATGCCAACACTTGGGACCCGGAGCCGGCGCAGATGCCTGCGTGGTTCGGCAAAAAAAAGGGCATGACCGTTAACGGAATTGATTGCGAGAAATATTCAGCCGTGTTGCAACAGGTCTTATTGACTGGGCTTATCTTCCAGATAGATGAGATAACGGGAAACAAGGTTCGTGTACCCTTGGACAAGGGTGAATGGGTTGCAGGGAAGTACGCCTACTATGACCGGGTGTCACATAACGGGGCTTTGTGGTTGTGTGTTGATGATAACGGAACGACAACAGAACCGTCAGAAGGTAATCCGGCGTGGTTGAAACAAGTGGCGGAAGGAGCGGACGGAGCGACAGGTCCGCAAGGTGTTCCCGGAACGCCGGGAAAGGACGGTGTTACTTACTATACATGGATAAGATACGCCGACAACGCACAGGGCGGAGGTATCAGCAATAATCCTACAGGGAAAGCGTATATCGGATTCGCCTACAACAAGACGAGTGCGGTGGAGAGCAACACCCCTTCTGACTACACATGGAGTGAGATAAAGGGTGAGCAGGGTGTTCCCGGTGCACCCGGAGCTGACGGAAAAACTTATTACACATGGATAGCTTATTCGGATAACGCGGACGGTACGGGTATGTACCAGCAGCCGAACGACAACACCAAGTATATAGGCATAGCAGTCAATAAGGAGACCGTCACGGAGAGCAGCAACCCTTCCGACTACACATGGTCGCTGTTCAAAGGTAAGGACGGTGCTGACGGTTTGTCTGTAATAGGTGGCGGTCATTGGGAATCCTCCAAAACCCCGTACAAAGCCAACACAATGGTCACTCTTGCCAATTGTGTCTTTATATCCAAGGTGGAAACCTCCAATCCTCCCATCAGAATATTGCGTATCAAAGGTGGCAATTTCTTAAGAAAGAAGGACGGTGGTTATTATCTTGCCGGGAAACCTGCCGACTGGGAGGTTAACGAAGACTGGGATATGCTGCTTGACGGGCGTGAACTGAAAGGTGAGAGTATCACTTTCCTTGGTGAATTTGCCACGGCTCCTGCCAATCCGAAAAACGGTGATTCATACCGTAACACGACTGACCGTGCTACCTACATCTATCAGGACGGAAGATGGCAGCTTATGATATCGGACGGAAAAGACGGTAAGGGCTATGAGTATATATATACAAGAGGCAATATCATAGATAACACCCCTGAAAAGCCGGACAGTCAGCAGAAAGATGGTTATGTTCCGGAAGGCTGGACGGATAATTATCTTGGTACGGACGCAGACCATCAGGTTGAATGGGGTTGTACACGTTTTAAGGAAAATGGCGTATGGTCTGAGTTCAGTGATCCGGCTGTGGTGCATCGCTGGAGTAAGGACGGGGAGAATGCCATCATGGCGGACTTCGATAACGAGATGGTCAATGCAGCCCTTACTTCAGATGGAAAGGTCGTATCCTCACAGACTTGGAATACAACTGTCAGTATGTGGTATGGAACGGAAAAGCTCACCCTTGACAGCATCACCTGTACACCTGACACAAATCTTCTGTGTGCGACAGACAAGAATACGGGAGTGGTGACAATATCGGTATCTGCCGGAGCTACTCTTGCTGCGACAAACACGGTGAAGATCACAATCAGGGCTACAAAGAACGGGCAGCAGTATTCCCGTGATCTGTCATTCACTGTAGCCGGGGTCCGTGGAGGTGCGGACGGTTCAGATGCCGTGCTATACAGTATAATCGTTTCTGCCACTTCTGTAAGCAAGGACAAGAATGGGAACTACAGCGTGTCTTCCGTATCATGTTACAGGCAAAAGTCAGTGGGAGGCGTGATATCCACCACAACGGACGGTACATTGAAATACAGCATAGACGGTGGAACAGAAACTACCATAAACAACAATACAGCCATATCAAGCGGAAACTTTACGAAGACATTGAAGTTTGTTTTCTATGTGAATGACCAGATAGTGGATATTGAAACCGTTCCCATGCTTTCTGACGGTAAGGACGGTGCTGACGGTGAGAGCATCACAGCAGCCGGTCATTGGGAGTCCGCCAACACTCCGTATGCGAAAAACAGTACAGTATCGTTTGCCGGAGGATCTTACTTAAGCAAGGTTCAAACATCCAATCCGCCACTTCCGCTTCTTCGTGTGAGAGGTGGACGTTATCTAAGGAAGAAGGATGGCGGTTACATACTTTCCGGGAAGAGATCGGACAAGGCTGTCAACTCCGACTGGCAGGAAATGACTTCCGGTGTCGAACCGTCCGCTTCGTACTGGCTTGACAGCCCGGTAAGCACAATAAACTTTACCAGTACGGGCACACCGTCACCGTCAGCGTTTGTCGTTACCATGAAACAGAATGTAGGCGGTAATGTGAGCGATACGAACAGGTTCTATCTTGCTGCACGCAAATACAACGGAAGCTGGCTGGCGCATGTAGGTGCTACCCTAAGCAATCAGATATCCGTTCCAGCGACAGCCGGATACACCCAGTTTGCCGTCCGGGCTTATCAATCCGCATCGGACGCGAACGCATGGAATAATAATTTTATCGCTGAAAAAGGGGTGGGTGTTGCTAATGATGGTTCCATAGGAGCAACAGGAGCAACAGGGGCGTTTCCCCGTGACAGAGGTGTATTCACATCAGGACAGACTTATGTCTGGAATGCGGATTACCGGGATAAGGTCATATATCTGATAGGGGGAGTTTATTATAATTTCCTTGTAAAGAATTACGGTGCTTCCGTTACCGCTGCACCCACATCAGCCAACGGGGATTCGAACTGGGAAGCCATGCAGAAGTTTGTGAATATCGCTACTGACACCCTGTTTGCCGATGGTGCGAATGTAGCCGGATTCATGTTCAAAAACAATGTGCTTAAATCCCACAACGATGAAGGTGAGACTCTTCTTATCAATGGCGTAACCGGGTATTTCAAATGTAAGAATGCAGAGATTACAGGAACAATCACAGCGGATAAAGGACGTATCGGTCCGTTCTCCATCGCTTCGGGAGTATTGTCCTCAAAGATCCTTTATGAAAATGAAACAAATAAATACGTCGGTTTCAACCTGTCTGCCGGGCAAATTGAATTTTATAACGAAAGGACATTTGCAAACGTAAGAATCGGGGGAAACACGCAGTTTGTCACTATTGAAGGGATTAAGTATGATGCCGGAATTGATATACAGAGTCCAAATGCTATGATCGGAATGCACATCAAGACCCTGAGCATTCCTCTGTTCGTGGAGGGGGGTAACATTTTCCTTCATCCGAACAATGACAGTTATGTGTCTCTTCATGGCATAGTGGGGAACTGGAGGAATATCTCTGTCAAAGCTTCATTGAACAACAACGATGATAATGTGATGTTTATTAATAGAGACAATATAGAAGTGACACTTCCTCCGGATGTTCCGGGACATACCATATACTTCAAACGTATGAGCGGCGGAGTAAGATTGACAGGAGGACGGATCCTGCCTGCTCCCGGAGGACAGGAGGTGTCTTATATTGATTTGGATTTTGCATCCGGCTTCATTAAGTGTATGGGTAATTATTGGGTTATGTTTTATTGCGGATAATTTAAATATAAAGTATGAAAATAAATTTTGCACAATTTCCTATTTATGACGGGATTAAAAAAGAAAAGCTTATAGCCAGTAACATCACTGAAGCCTTCGGTGACTGGATATACAAGAACGTAGCGGGTTTGAAGGCGCATCTCCTTGCGGAGAAAATCTTCAAGTCGACTGTAGATGGTGTGGAACTTGACGAAGAGGAGGTGGATATCATAAGACGTTCTACCCCTATGTTGTCCGGCTTGCTGGCCGATTCGTTGAATGATTATCTGGATAAAAAGAAGGAGGAACAACATGAAGATTGAGAATTTGGAACGCGCCAGCCGAATTAATGACGAACTGGCGAAACTGAAGCTGGCTAAGGAAACGTTGAATAACGGAGGCTATGTCCGTATCTACAGCAGCGCCCGGTCAAGTGCCGGATGTGTGGAACTGGATATAGCAAACTTTAATGACGAGGTGAACACGTGTATAGACAACCATATCGCTGAACTTGAATCTGAAATAGAAACGCTATGAAAGAATTATGGCAATTAATCAAGATGCTGTTCTCAAGCAAGCCGGGTGATTTTGACACTCCTGAGCTGCTTGCCATGAAGCATTATCCTTTCAAGGGATACCGTTTCATGATGTGGTGCGGACGGATGATATACCGTGCCGAGAACAAGGAGAACATAGATAGGTATATGCAGACCTATGCGGGTAAGGAAAGCCTGACGCACGAAACCATACACCTGCGTCAGGCACAGGTTATCGGCTCATGGGTAAAATACTATTGGCGGTATTTTGTCGAGTGGATCAAGGGAAACCCTATCTGCCATCCTGCGAGTTCGGCATATTATACCATTCCGTATGAAATCGCCGCATACGCCAATCAGGGCAATCCTGATTACTTGAAAAACTATACGGATGATTCCTTTACTCGTTACAAGTTGAAGCATAGAAAGCGTATTTACAAGGAGCATCAAAAAGATTGGAAAACTTATATAAGAACTTTATAAAATTTGGATATTATGAGTGATTTGAATTTAGAAAATATAGTTGGCTTTAAAGCTGTGGATAAAGACGGCAACGAACAAAATGTGACAGTAGATGAAATGGTGGATATGGTTTCCACAAGAATGGTTATGGCTTTGTCTGAAACTTCAACATTTGCCGCCGCTGCTGCAACAGGAAATGACGTGTATGAAAATGAACTTCCGACAGTGACGGATGCCGCAAATGTAAGAGTTTTACAAAGTAGCGGGGATGCGGCAAAAATGACGATGCAGTCGCTTGCATCAAAACTGGGAGGACTGTTGGGGATAAATGATACGTGGTTAAGGTTCAGAGATGAGAAAGAAATAGAATCTCAAGACGAATTAGATTCTATGCAATATAGCGGA